CGGCGCCGCTGGCGTTCACTACACCTACCCCGACTTTGACACTCTCGACGAGGCGAAGCGGAAGGCCGAGGAAAACATCACCGACAGCATGTTCCCCGAGCGCCCGATCGCTGTCGTCGACCTCGACACCGGCGAGGTGACCGAATCCACCCCTCGCGTGGTGTGGGGTGACCTCAAGGAGGGAGCCTGAGACGGCCTTCACGCGGGTTCTCATCAGCTACGAGGTGGACTGCGACGGCTGCAGCACCGCTTACCACAAGATCAAAGGCGTTCCGCCCGAGGCGCTCGCGGACGTTTACGAGGCCCACGCGTTCGCGGTGCGCGACGAGCAGATCAGCGGCTATCACAACGTGGTCAGCATGGTCCCCGAGCTTCCCGCCGATGTGTGGGACGCCATGACCCCGCTCGACCGCGAGTGGTGGGCGCGCGAGGGGTACTACTCGCCCGGACTGAGGTGCGCCTGAGACGGACGGGATATTCATCGCCAGCCGCAGGCCGAGGAGCAAGAAGGAAGTGAAGGCTGTCTGCGCCTCCGACATCCACACCGTGGAGATCGAGTCGACGAGTCCATTCGGCGGCTACAGCGGGCGCGTGGATGAACTACCCGACGGTAACTACACGTTCGTCGGGCCGGACCCATACAGGTCGCGGAAGTTCTACGGCGTGATCAAGGTCGACGCCGGAAAGGTGACCGTCAGCTGACACTCACGGGCCGGGGCGGAAGCAGCGCCCGAGGGTCGCGCCCTCACCGGCTCTTAGCGCTCAATCTCTGAGCGCTTGCAGTACCCATCAACGAGAACTAGGAGACGACGACATGCCATTCATCATGAAGCTCACGCCCGAGCAGATCAAGACGCTCTCCCGCTGGGTAGACATGGGAGGCGGTGAGGTGCTCCTCGACGAGGGCGGCAGCGGCGAGTGGATCCTCATCGTCGGGCAGGGAGACTCCCGCGCGTACATCGGCAGCGACGGCACGCTCTCGGAGTGGGCCTAAGACGGTGCTCAGCGACGCGATCACAGACACGCGAGAGGCCGTGACGGGCCTCATGGTGGACAACCTGGCCACCGCCCTCGGCGTGAGCCTCATCCTCGGAGACGCCGTCTACAAGGTGGCGCTGCGAGGCGCGCTGCGGCGCGCGATGGGGGTGAGCGCATGAAGCTCGTACGAACACCCTTCAAGGGCGAGCTTTATTGGGAGTGGCAGATCGGGCCGTGGGTCATCCAGCGACGGGTTCACCGTCGCCGGGGAACCCCGACATGGTCGCTCTGGACCGACTCGATGTGGCGCTCATGACCGCGTACGAGTGGGTGCTCGCCGGCATTACAGGGTTCGGGTTCCTCAACCTTGTAGCGCTTGCGCTGTGCATCGTGGCGAAGGAAGCCGACCGCGTCACGCGGGAACGCAGGGTCGAAGCAGAGGCCGCATGGCCGGTTGCCAAGACGCATGAGTACGAGTGCCCGACAATGACAACGCAGCACAGAACTAGGAGGCAGTCATGCAGCGAGCGATAGTCAGGACCGTAGACGGCGAGGCGCTTACCGAGTACGTGGACTGTGGACCGGGACGCGCGAGAGGCCGAGGCTCCGCTGGGGAGATGCACACCGGCACGACGGCAGGAGGTCTGCGCCTGCCGGACTTCCTGTTCTCGCACCCCGCCGCCGATGTCCGCAAACAGCCGGGCGACAAGAGCACGCGATGAGCACGCCCAGGAAATGGCGCAAGCACAACCGCGACGCGAAGCTCCGCGAGGTCGAATCCAAGCGGGCGAAGGTGTTTGTCACGAGGGACGGACGGGGAAGGCCGGTGAACAGTCGATGAGCAAGTGGACGCATCACTATCTGGGCAAGACGGCGTCTCAGGTCGCGGGGTTGCCCGCGTACGGGGTGCTCAATCAGGCCACCAACATGCTGGAGTCAGCCAAGCCGATGACATACGGCGCGGTGCTGGCCGAGTGCGACCGGCGCAACGCGGGGGAAGCATCATGAGGGCGCACGTACAGAAGGCGATGCAGGAAGGCGCAGCGCGCAGACACCGTGACGAGCGGCAGAGCCGCATGCGAGCGATCCTCGCCCGGAAGACCGAGCCATGCACCTGCGGGATCACGGCACGGACCACGGACGAGGCGCTCAGGGCGATGCCGGGGTGCTGCGACCCGCAGTACGTGTGCGGGACGCTCGCAGAGGCGAGGAGGGTGTTCCTGTGAGCTACGCACGCGCCACCGGGAGCACGCTCCAGCGGACGCTCTCGACCCCGGTCTGCAAGCGCCATCCGGCGCTCAACGACTGGCCGTCGAAGAACCTCGTCCTGGGCATCTGCCCGGCGTGCGGGAGCATCACCGGCTCAGGTCTCAAGGCAGCGCGAGTCCTGCACGCCCGGTGGCTCGCACGCGCCATTGGCAGCTAGACGGCAATCATCCCCCAGCGCTTGCATAGGCTGGGGGATGACGAGGGGCTAGAAGCCCGAGCCGGTGCTCTCGCCGCCGGGGAACGCCTGCGAGCCGTGCGAGGACACGGCGTCCTTCGTGCGGTTGATCTTGGAGCGGTCGACGACGTTGCCGCCGGGGTCGCCGTAGTAGCCGGTCGTCGACTTGTCAGGGCGCGACGGGGCGTTGTTGCCGGCGTACTCGTTCGCGCCGCCGGACGCCCAGGGGTTGCTTTTGCTCGACGGGTTAGCGTTGATGTCAGTGGGCATGTGAGGCTCCTAGTTGTCGCCCTGAAGCGAGCCGGCGAACTGGTCACCGAGGGGGTTGACATGAGTGGGTGCGCCGACCAGCGGACCCTGCGTCTGAGGCAGTGTGCCGGGAAGCAGCTTGTTGGAGTGCGGGGTCGCGGGCACGAACTCGCGGCCGTCCTGCGGGAGAAACTGATTCTCGCCGCGTTCGCCCGTGAACGGGTTGCGGCCGACTACCAGGGACGGAAAGCCCGCCACCTCGTCGGCGCCGGCAGGGTCATAGCCCTGAAGCTGGCGGTACGGCTCGCTCTGAGCCGAGTAGATACGTGACACGATTTGACTTCTTTCGGTTGCAGTGGCGATGACTCGCGGCGAGGTTCGCAAGGGAATTGCCGCCTCCATGGCTCGCCGGCATCACATGGTCAGCGGTGTCCGCGCCGGGCAGCCCGCACAGATGGCAGATTCCGCCGTCGCGACGGAGCACTTCAGCCCTCAGCCGGCGGTAGCCAGACATGCTCGTCGCGCGGCTCGAGGGACTCCTTGGCGCCGATCGGGCGTGAATCCCGCAGCGCTTGGACGGACCCGCAATTTCCGGGCACCCATCCTCGAGACAGATGGTCGGGTTACTCACCGATGCTTAGGCGGTTTCTTGCGGACGCTGGCAGGCGTGAAGTCGCCGCGCGCAGGGTCGCCGTGCCATGTGGTCTTGCCGCCGGCATGCGACGCCATCTTGTGGCGCGAGTCGTACGTCAGAGGCACTTTGCGATTCACAGGCCCAGCTCCTTCCGTACCTCGCCGTCGAACGTGGCGAACAGCTCAGGATCGTCTCGAAGCGCCTGGATGGCTTTCGCGCGGCCATGGGGGAGAGCCTCCCCCGTGCTCGCGAGCGCATAGCGGCCACCGCCGCCCTTCAGCGCGCCGCAAGCCAGCCCCACGTCCAGCAGGCAGCCGGCGGTCGAGATACCCGTGCCGAACTCGATGTCGAAGAACGCCTCGGTGAACGGGGCGCCCGTCTTGTTCTTCACGACCTTGACTTTCACCTTGTTGCCGGTCGGCTCGCCGTCGACCTTGTAGGTCTCCAGGCGGCGAATGTCCAGACGCTGGCTAGCCTGGAACTTCAGAGCGCGCCCACCGGGCTGCGTCTCCGGGCTGCCGAACATCACGCCGACCTTTTCACGGATCTGGTTGATGAAGATCACGCAGGTCTGGGTGCGAGACGCCGCAGCCGTCATCTTCCGCATCGCCTGGCCCATCATGCGGGCCTGACCGCCGACACCCAGGTGACCCATGTCGCCGTCGATCTCCGATTTCGGCGTCAACGCCGCGACCGAGTCGACCACCACCAGCCCGACCTCGCCCGACTCGATGAGCCTCAAGGCGATGTCCAAGCCCTGCTCGCCGTAGTCCGGCTGGTTGAACAGGAGAGCGTCAGGATCGACGCCCAGCGCCCTCGCATAGGCGGGGTCGAAGGCATGCTCAGCATCGACCATCGCGCACCGCAGATCCAGTTTCTGGGCCTGGGCCATGATGTGCTGAGCCAACGTCGTCTTCCCGGACGACTCAGGGCCGAATATCTCCACGATCCGCCCACGAGGGACGCCGCCGCAGCCGAGGGCCAGGTCGAGCGTCAACGCGCCGGTCGGGATAACCGAAAGCTCCTGGCGAGGAGCCGCAGAGAGCGTGCTGATTGATCCGGCGCCGAAGTCGCGGTTGATCTCCTTGAGGGTGGCCTCGAGACTCATACCCGGTCCCACTGGCTCGCCGGCTCAAGGGAAGTGCTCAGCTCGAGCACGCACACGCCCTCAGCCTGGCATGACGCCGGGTCCGGGCATTCGTCGCAGGTGCCGTAGCCATCATGCTCTGCGATGGAGATGCACTCGTCTATGTCAAGTTGACCAGGGGTCATGGCAGTGGATTCAGCAGTTCCTTTAGGTCGTGATCAGTGAGGGTTTCGTCCATGGCCTCGGCCTGGGCGTCTGACAGGCGAGCAATCAGCGCGCCGACGGCGAAGGAAGCAACGTCGATCTTGCGGGCGAACACCTGGGCGTGAACGATCATGTGCGCCAGGGCTTCTGGCGTCAGGCCGACCGAGTCATAGAGGGCGACAATCGCCTCGCTACCGTCGATCAGCGCGGTCGTTTCGATCAGGCGCGCGGCATGGCAGATCGCCTCGCCATCGTCTGGGTCGCACATGGGAACCTCCAAGTTGTGGGCCGGGAAGCGGCGTGCTACGTGCTAAGGCGCAGCACATCGGCAAGCGACGTGTTGACGCGCTAGGCGCAGCGGTTAGGCGGCTTCGAGCGGCCCATCGTCAGCGGCTTGCTACACACCGCCGACGCTCAGCCCCATCCCGGTAGCACCGGGCTTTGGGGGGCAAATGGATGATGGCCAGGGCGGTGCCCCAACCATCGACTTGACTAATCTATCACGCGGGGGGGGTAACCACTCTGAGCGTTTCGAAGAAGCGGCTAGAGACTGCCGGGATCCCTGTCTCTAGCCTTCAAGGGAGACACTCGCCAGCCGAATATCATCGACCACGGAGATTCATTCGCAGATGAAGAAGTGGTTGCTTTGAGAGGCGGTTGATCCGAGCACAACTGGAACAGTAACGCCCGGCTGGGTAACCGACCAGTGGTTACCTAGGGGCGCCGTAACGTCTGTCGAGATGCACGGTCCCGGCCAAGTAGTCAGACATCCCAACGGCACGCTGATGCTATGGGTCCGCACCGAGGAGCGACGCGGTGAGGCCGGCAATCTGTACGTCAGCACCCGCGCCGACGTGGTCTACACCAGCTGGGTCAAGGACGGGGAAGAGATACCCGGCGAGCTTGTCAATGACACCGCCGGCCGCGCCGAAGCCGAAGTATGGCGCGAGCTACTGCGGGAGAACGAGGCCAAGATCGCCGCGCTCGCCCTCGTGCTGAAACAGGCGTGTCTCTGGCTGGCCAAGTCCCAGGCCGCAGACCTCCGGGCACTGTACGTCGAGCAACTAGCTTGAGAGCGCTGCGAGACGCAGCCTGCGAGTACGCGGATCGGGGCTGGGCGATCCATCCGCTGAAGCCCCGCTCGAAGGTGCCGGCCACCGAGCACGGCATGAATGACGCCACGTCGGACCTCGCTCGAGTCTTCCGCTGGTGGGAGGGTCACCCCCGACACAACATCGGCATCAGCTGTGAGGCGAGTGGGCTTGTGGTCATCGACGTAGACCCACGGCACGGCGGGGACGACAGCCTTCACGACCTCATCGTAGAGCTTGGTCCGCTGCCGCCGACCGTTGAATCACTCAGCGGGGGCGGCGGGCAGCACCTCGTGTTCAGAAACCCCGGCGGCTCCTTCGCCAGGGAGATCACGCCCACGGGGCAGCCGAGGGGGAAGACCTCAGGCGTTGACATCAAGGCGTCGGGGTACATCGTCGCGCCGCCGTCGACGCATCCGTCGGGCGCGCAGTATGAGTGGAGCGTGGACGGGGATCCTGGCGAGGTGTCACCAGCCGACATCCCTCCCGCGTGGCTCGAGCGGATGCTCGTTGCGCCTCGACGGGAGATCACGCCCCAGGCGAGCACGCACTACACGGACGCGCTCAAGAACGTCCCGTCCGTGACCTACTTCTCGAGACTCACGGGTCGCTCCGCGTCCGGGGACTGGGGTCAGTGTCCGTTTCACAAAGGGGGACAGGAGAAAACGCCGAGCCTCAAGCTCGACGGCACCCTGTGGGCTTGCTACGGCTGTGAACCCATCCTCGACAAGCGCGTCATGGGCGGCAACATCTACGACCTTGCCGCGCTGCTGTGGGGGATCCCGATCCCGCTGGCGCCGATCGACTTCGCCATCGCCCGGTCGAAGCTCATGAGGATCTTCGACGCATGAACGCGGCTAGGGAGAAGGTCGAGCGCGAGGGCGTCTGCCGCGTCTGCGGAGACGGGCCGGCGGCGAAGCTCGAAGCCGCGCACCTCGTGCCCCGATCGGTCTCAAAGTCGGCCTTCGAGTCGCCCGAGCTGGTGGTCCCGCTGTGCGGACGTTTTGGATGCTTCGCCCATCAACGATTTGACGGGCACCAGCTTGACCTGCTCCCGTTCGTGACATACGAGGAGCAGGCGGCGATGGTCGAGCGGGTCGGGATCATGCGCGCGTTCAAGATACTCACAGGGGCGTTCCCCACCTGATTGGTGAGGAAGGCTGGCGGGACTGCGGCGATCCTCACTTATGAAGCCTTAGCGGGCACTTGCCCACCTAAGCCATCACATCAGACGCACGCCACGGGGTGGTTACCTAGTCGCGCCTTACCTTTTAGCTATGGGATCAATGAGCAGGAACAAGGGGGCGCAAGGCGAGAGAGACATCGTCAATCTCGCCATCAGTCACGGCATCGCAGCTGAACGCACAGCGCAGCTGCAGGCCGGCGACCACCCGTGGCCCGACGTGTTCCTCCCCGACTTCCCTGCGTATCACCTAGAGGTGAAGCGCGACGAGCGGCTCTCCGTGGATGCGATGGTGAGGCAGGCCCAGGCCGAAGCCGCACTGGCGCAGCGCATCCCGATGGTGGTATGGCGTCGCAACAAAGGTGAATGGCGGGTTGACGTTCCGCTCAGCTGGTTCTTCGCCGTACTCAAGACCCTACTTAGAGGAGCTGCATGACATTCGCGGACGCCATCCGCTCCATCATCAAGAGCCACCGGCTGTTGCTGCTCACCGCCGCCGGTAGCACCGCACAGCTGAACGAGAACAAGGTCTCGGAGGTGAAAGACCCAAAGGCGCCGCGCGACTTTGAAAGCGAAGCCGTTGAGGTCGAGCAGATCCTCGTCCGGGTTGCACGCCTACTTGAGGTTCGCATGAAGGCGCTCGAGTGGCCGTCCAGATTCAACAACCCCGCCGACACGCGGCACCCACTCCGGTCAGCCACACGCACCGTGGTCCTTGAAGAAGAAGGGAAGCCAGCGGTTGAAGTCGCATGGCTGTACGGCATCACCGAGCGCCGCGTAGAACAAATCCGCGGCGAGGCCGGACGCAAAACCGACGACGGCGAGCGCGCCGTGGTCGAGACGCCGTTGACCGCGCCCGCGAGGGACGCGCTGAAAGGAATGAGCCAGTGAATCTCAAGGACAAGACGGAGATCGACTTCGCCACCATGAACCGACGCCAGCGGCGCTCGTTCCGGCGCCTCATCCTTCGCGAGCACCGCAACAACACGCGGTATTGGCGTCGGGCGTGGCGGGGAATCATCCCCAGCTGGCAGGTCGTCGCGATCGTCAAAGGTCAGCAGAAGACCCGTGCGGTGCGCTATGCGTAGACGAGACATATTCGGGGCAGTGATGCTGTACATAGCCGGCCCGATGTCGGGGATCCCGCACTTCAACTTTCCCGCGTTTGAGGAGGCGGCGACCCAGCTGCGGATCAGGGACTGGTGTGTCACTAGCCCGGCTGAGCTGGACTCGCCGGCCTCAAAAGCGGCAGCCGAACGGTCAGTCACCGGGAACCCCGACGAGTACGCCGACGGAGACACCTGGGGAGACCTCCTCGCTCGCGACGTGAAGATGATCGCGGACGGGGGCATCGAAGGGATCGCCGTGCTTCCTGGCTGGGAGAAATCGCGTGGCGCTCGACTCGAGACGTTCGTGGCGCGGCTGTGTGGCCTGCCGATCTACCGCTACCCGGAGATGGATCTAGTCACCGACGTGGAGATCGACGTGGCCCACGCCAGCGCCCCGCCCGAGACACACTGTCAGCCGGCGCCAGCCACGGGTGAGGTACGCATCGTCGACATGAGGACAGGTGGACAGAAGGGTCAGAAGCCGCAGCAGTTCAACCTGATCCCGTGGGAGGAGCTTGCCAACGTCGCAGAGCTGTATGCGAGGGGCGCTGCGAAGTACTCCGCACACAACTGGCGGAAAGGCTACGCCTGGTCGCTGAGCTTCGACAGTCTCATCCGTCATGCCATGGCGTTCTGGGGCGGCGAGGAACTCGACCCGGAGACCGAGTGCATGCACCTCGCGAGCGTGGTGTTTCACTGCTTTGCCCTCATGTACTTCGGCAAGCATCACGCCGAGCTGGATGACCGGCCATGACCGACTCGACGATCGCACGGGCGCCGGTCACTTTTGACGGGGCGTCCCACTCCTACTACCTCGACGGAGAGAAACTAGCCGGGGTCTCGACGGTTGCCAAGATCGGTGATCAGGACGCCTGGGGCATCGCGTCCGCGTGGGGCTTCCGCATCGGCTACGAGGGCGCGTACGAGATCCGCAACCTCAACCAGTTCGAGCACCCCGACGAGCTGCGCGCCGCCCTGCAGAAGCGCGGCCTGACGCCGTGGGGCAAGCGGGACGCGGCCGGCGACCGTGGCACCTGGGTCCACGACGTGCTCGAGGGACTCGCGACCAGCGGCACCGTCGACCTGTCCGGCTTCTCCGAGGAATCCCTCGGCCACGCCAAGGCCGTGTGCCAGTGGTACGTCGATTATCGACCCGAGTTCGTGGCGACAGAGGTGCAGCTCGTCTCAGCGGTTCACCGCTTTGCAGGAAGGTACGACGTGCGATGTCTCATCAGCGCGCGCCGGCTTGTCGGCCTGGAACACCCGTTCAAGGATCTGTTCGAGGATCACGAGTCGCCGCAGGCTGATCGCGTTCGCTCCCTCGCTGCGTCCTGCGCCTCGGCGCTGACCCTCGACGACCTCAAGACCGCGAAGGGGTGCTACCCCACGAGCCACTTCCCGCAGCTGTCCGGGTACGAGCTGGCGAGCGTCGAGATGGGCTTCCCGGCGACCGACGCACAGTTCGTGCTCAACACACACCCCGACGGAACGTACGACTTCATCCCGTCGTGGTCGACGGGGCAGGACTTCCTCGACTACCTGTCGGCTCACAAGGCGATCAAGCGGATCAAGGACGCGGACCCGCAGGTCAAACGCGAACAGCGTCTTGAGAAAGCAGTCATGGATCAGCTGCCCAGAAAGTTCGCGGACCTACTGCCCCTCGCTGAAGACAACCTGGCGATGGAGCGCGGCCAGCTGCTGGGCGTGCTCAAGAGCCTGAAGAAGCGGGGCGTGATCGAGCAGGATAAAGGGGTCTGGCAAGTGGTTACCTAGGCCCGCCCTAGTTTTAGAAAGTAGAGAAACCGAACGGGAGAAAGCAATGGACGCAGAAATAGTAGAGGTGCCAGAGGAGACCACGACCGTGGCCTCCACACTGCCCCAGAAGCTCCTCGCCACTGCACAGGCGATCAACGGCATCGCGAAGGACGGCAGGAACGAGCACCAGCACTACGACTACGTGCAGGAAGTGGACGTGAAGCGTGCTGTCCGGGCGCACCTCTACGGGCAGGGCGTGCTCGTCATACCGAGCGTGATTCCCGGCTCCCTGCAGACGACCCCCGCCATCGGCGGCAAGGGGATGGTCACCAGCATCGAGATCAACTACCTCTTCCTCGACGTTGAGTCGGGAGACAGAGTGGAAGTGGTCTGGGCGGGTGCCGGCACCGACATCGGCGGGGACAAGGGCATCTACAAGGCGTTCGCAGGAGCGCTCAAGTACATGTTCCTGACGCTGTTCCTCATCCCGGCGGGCGACGACCCGGAGGGTGAAGCGACGACCGTGTCCGCAGCGGCCCACGTCGACGACGCGAGGCCGGCGGCGCCGCTCATCCCCATCGACCGCGCCGAAGCGATCAAGCACCTCTCGGAAGTCGCAGGGTGCTGGGACGCGGAAACTGGCCCGCACGCGGTGCTCAAGGCCAAGCTCGCGACCGTCGGGGTGACCACCGGCAGGATCGGTCACCTGAACGTCGATCAGGCCGAGGCCGTCGAAGCGTGGCTCAAGACGGAGGTGCCAGCGTGAGCGTTCACGACATCAGCGGTGGCCGGCGCGAGGAGCTTCGTGCCAGGCTCGAGGCCCAGGAGATCAAAGCCACGCAGGCTGCCCAGCGAGCGCCCGCGCTCAGGACCGTGGCTGAGAGCATCGAGGGCAACGGCATCGACCAGCTCGAGGCGCTGGCCACGGCGGCAAAGGTGCTCACGCGCCTGAAAGCGGCCGGATACCACATCGTCAGCTCGCCGTCGGTGATGACGTTCTCCGGGTCTGGGTCCGACACGGAGACCCTGACGATTCAGGGTACGTTTGACGCCGAGGTGCTCGAGTACAGGCACCGCATGTCCACTCTCGAGCTGGAGTCGCTGCCCCAGGCCCAGCTGGATGAAATCACCGAGTGGGGCGGCAAGCAGTACGCCCTGCAGATCGGCCACCTGCTGGAGTTGTACTCGTGAAGACGCTCAGCCTGAATCAGCTGATCGCGTTCCTTCGCTCGCTGACGCCAGCGCAGCGCGCAACTGTCGAACGATCAATCTAAACCCACACAGGAGGCACCATGGCAGCAGCAGCGAAGGTCACACCGAAAACCCACTCCGTCCTGAACGCACTCGCCCGCCACGGCGGCGCGCTGACGGCCAAGCGCCTCGGCACGTCGAGCACGTTCCTCTACGGACTCGTCCAACAGAAGCTCCTCACCATCGTCGGCGTCGTCAAACCGCCGATCGGTCGCCCCGCCAACGAGTACACGCTCACCGCCAAAGGCCGGAAACTGCAGCAGAAGCTGGCCGGCTGAGCATGCGGCAAGTCATCGACCCGACGACTGGGGAGTCGCTGGAGGTGCTCAGCGACTCCCTGGTAGGGACAGAGCCATACGACTACGCCACCTTCAGGCGGATGTGCATGACGGTCTCATCCCAGCACCGTGCGGCCATCGCGAACAGCACCCTGACCGGCGAAGCCTTGTCGAAGGCAGAGGCCGACTATCACCGCCAGCTCGCCATCGAGTTCGGACGCCTGAAGCCGACGCACGGAGCCGGCGGCGCGGAGATCCTCGCGAAGGGGAGCGACGCTGTCCTGCAGGCGAAAGAGGGCAGGGACAGTGCGGCTGCCCGCGACCGTGCGGCCATGGAGACCGTGCGACTGTGTCGCGCCGACAGAGACGCTGCCCAGGCGATGGGGTTCTGGTCGCGCGAGGCGGACGCGGACGGCTGGCAGAAGTGATACAGGGCTGCCTCTTCTTTGGTGGGCCGCTGGACGGACAGCGACGCGAAGTGCGCGATCCGGGCTACCGGATTCACGTCCCGCTGATGTCAGAGGTTTACTACGTGCGAGAGGCGGACGCCCCGCCGCTGGCCAGGGGGGTTCGGAGCGTCGTGTATGAGCGGCAGAACCGGCTGAGCCAGGTGCCGGGGTACTACAAGGTGGTGGGCGAGTGAGCAGCATCGACGTACACGGACAGATTGCCATGGACGCCCCGGCGCCGAGCCTGCTCGACCGCTACCGCATGCAGGTCGAGGTGCTCGAAGGGGATGTGCGTAACGGACTCGAGGCGCTCGTGAAAGAGCAGCGCGTCTCGGCGTCGCTGAAAGCACAGCTGACCAAGGAGAGAGCAGAGCACCCGCAGGCCGGGACGGCCAAGCTAATCGCCAAGTACTACACCGAGACCTTCGAGAAGACGAAGGCTTGGAAGTTCGGAGACGCACGGCAGAAAGTAGTCATCGCCAGGCTCAAGGAAGAATGGTCGCCGGTCTACATCTGCCGTGCGATCGACGGGTTCAAGATCGGGTTTACGGTCAACCGAGACAACGGCACGCGCTACGACGACCTCGAGTTCGTCTGCCGCAACGAGATCCATCTCGAACGTTTCCACCACGTCGCAGAGGTCAACGACGCACCGACGCGCATGACCCGCGAGTTCGTTGAGAGGCTCCTCGGCAAGAACCACTTGACAGCCGACGAGTATCGCCCTACAAAGTAAGAGAGGACGCATTCGTGCTCGCAATGACAACGGCTGGCCGAGCGGAGCTTGAGCAGGAGCTTGAGAGGGACCGCGAAGCTGCCAGGGGAGTGCTACATATGATCGCTGCTCTAGCCGCCCAGGCTAAGACGTACCGCGTCCAGATTCAGGAGATAGAGAGTCTCGTGGAGGATGACACGACGGACGATTTGCGCGAGGCTGCGTATGTCAAGGTGACTGCGCTGCGCCGCGAGCTGTACCACACCGTCAGCCGCGCCACCTACGGGCGGTACAACGCAGACGACGTGGAGCTGTGGGTGCAGCACGTCAAGAGCATGGGGGGAGTCTTTCCCGTGCTGGGCACCAAGCTCATAGGCGAGCTGGCACGCATCGAGCGTGTTCCCAACGCACCGCTCCGCAACGCGCTGTACGCCTACGTGGAGGCCGGCGGCTCATACGCCGAGGTCGTTCGCACCGCTCACGAGAGGCTCGTCCAGCTCGAGCGGGAGTGGGATGCGGACTTCGGGTCCGAGGGGTGGCGAACGGGAGGCACGCAGCAGAAGACCGACCAGGCACTAGCCAGTGTGCAGTGGGCGCTGGGCATGTCCCTGCAGAAGGGGCGTCAGGGGGCACCGTTCTGTGCCTTCCTGCTGCCCTACCAGAAGGCCGTCGCCCTGTCCAGGGCACTCGGCGTAGATCCGCAACAGGCGGGAGTCTGACATGGCAGCACGCACAAAGAACCCGGTCACAGAGGTGCTGGAGAAGGCGCTTGCCCTGATCGCCAACCCGAAGCACTGGACGCAGGACGAGTACGCGCGAACGGCCCCGATCCGGGGCGCCAGCGTCGGCTGGAAGTCACCACGGGCGAAGTGCTTTTGCGCCCTGGGCGCCCTGAGGCGCGCAGCGGGCAGCGAATGCTCGCCCGACTTCTACGTGGGACGCGACCTGCTCAACCAGGCCGCGCTAGCGGCATGCGACTTCAACGTGATCTCCATCAACGACTCGTACGGGCGTGACATGGCGCACGCGAAGGTCGTCAAGGCATTCAAGGATGCCATCAAGCTCAGCAAGCGCAGGACTACAGGAAAGACGGTGACCGCCTAATGGCGTCCAACACTAACCTCGTTTCAATCATCGGCCGGCTCACGCGAGACCCCGAGGCGAGAGCACTGGCCAGCGGGTCCAACCTCGCAGAGATCGGCATCGCAGTCAACAGCGCGAGCAAGCAGTCGGACGGCAGCTACGAAGACGAGGCGCACTTCTTCAACTGCACGGCATGGAACAAAACGGCCGACACGATCATGCGCTTCTGCCACAAGGGCGACCGGGTTTCGATCCTCGGCCGGCTGCAGCAGCAGCGCTGGGACGACGCCAGCGGCGGCAAGCGGGAACGGGTCTCGATCGTCATCAACAGCATCGAGTTCCTCACCACCAAGGCGGAATCCGCAGCGCGTGGCACCCAGGCAACGGCGCCGCCGCTGAACCCCGGCACGCCCGCCGACGAGGAGGTGCCCTTCTAGGGCTGACATGCCACACGCATTCAGAACAGAGAAGGATAGTCGCACCCCGCTGGGCTGTCTGCAGTGTGGCAGGGTGGAGGAGCACGGGATCCATGCGGTCCCGGCTCCTCCCCCGCCCGTCGTGCTCACGCCCGAGGAAGCCGACGAGCGCATCCGGTCGCTGGAAGCCGCGCTCTGCGAGTGCGCGCGCCTGTCCGGGGTCGACATCGAGTATGGCCCGTCGAAGCTCCGCAGCATCGAGAGCTGGGCGATCCAAGCCGTCAAGGATATGCGAGACGTTTACGACGAAGGGTGCGGCCAATGATCGGCGTCGCGAAGGAATGCGTCGAACACCTCGGCATGAGCTACACGCAGACCGCCAAGGCGCTGGGCGTCGACAAGAGCACCATCGGGCGCTGGGATAGGGACGGGTGGATCAAACGCTCTCGGCCCGTTGCGAAACCCAAGGCCAGCCGGCGGAAGGTGCAGGTGAACATGGTGCCGGTTCAGCGGCTACGGGAGGCCGTGCAGAGGAGCTACGAGACTCGCTGTCAGATATGCGTGCGGATCGGATGGGCGCAGGGGGAGACGAGCAGGCTGGCCAGGCGTCTCGGGGAGACGTTGCAGAATGGTGCGAAGAGCCACGCCTCGATGATCGAAGAACCGCTGGCGCTGAAGATTCTCAGTGCCATTCACCTTGACCCCGTCGATGTAGGAATCTAGGAGGCACGTCGTGACCCCTGCAGACGATACAGCCGCACCGATCCTGGTCTGCGACGACCACGAAGTCACGCTGTCGGGTGTGGCCGTGTGCGCGGGCTGCGGGCGATCCATGGTCGGCAGCAGGTCGGCCGGCGTCCGGGTCTACCGATGCAAATACGGGCAGACCACGGAGGCGAAATGCGAGGCACCGGCAGTGCTCGCCGCCGACCGGCTCGAGGGCTACGCGCGGAAGATGCTGCGGCGCGTGTGGGTGACCGGGGGCTTCACGACTAGCGACGACCCGCCAGAGGGCACAGGGGCGTCCCAGGAGACGCTCGCAGAGGCCGAGGCTGAGCTGTACGCCTTCGCGACCGACCCCACCCTGAGGAAGGCTCTGGGCGGTCGCTATCACGACGCGCTCGCGGAAGCGTACTGCGGCGGTAGATGCCGCACGGGCCGACTTCCGTCAGCACGCCCAGGCCGCTGCCCGGAGCACGCGGATCACCCCTCGAGAGCATCTCGACGACGCCTCCCCAGAGGAACTGCGGGAGCTGCTAGAGGCTGCCTTCAGCAAGATCGAGGTCATCCGTGGCCGTGACCCTGTCGAGAAGAGGGTGCGCCTCTATCTCTATGGGAGCGACACACCGATGGTTGCCCCGTAGCTGCCGGGCCATCACCGCCTCTAGCCTTGCTCTTGCCTCAGGCGGTAGGTCATCCAACAAGTCCCCTTCCTTGGCGACGCTCCGGGTGCTCCCGGTGTGCGGCGTTGACAACGTATCGGCAGGGATGTTGAGGCGCAATAGCTTCTGCTTAGCTAACGGGCCAGCGCGTAGACCTCTGCGCGCTGGTCGAGCGTGTGGTCGTCGAGGTAGATGCGAGATTCATCGGTGAGGCCGTACTTGCGGGAAAACTGCAGCACGCTCTGCTGCGGCCTCGAGCCGGCGATGATCATGCCGCTCATGTTGTTCGCCCCGACCCAGTCGCCGGACACGATCGTCGCGCCACCCGAGCCGTTCGGGATGTTCGCCGGCTGGTGGATGTGACCCATCAGGTGGTACTGGTGAATGCGCTGTGACAGGCGGATGTAACGGCCGTCGGCGTTCTTCAGCCCGTAGTACGGGATCCCCATCGCGCCCTTGATCTCCTGGCCATGGGTGATCAGGATCAGGTTGCCCTCCGTTTCAAACAGGATGGCGCCGGCTGCCTCGTTCACGAACAGGTCGACCGGCTCGTCGCGGAGGTCGTCGAAGATCAGCGAGGTCGTCAGGAAGTCCCAGCTGTAGTCGGCGGGCGTGGCGCCGGACTGCTTGCCGCCCACTTTCCCGTGGTTGCCGGGGACGCCGAGGACGGCGATGCGGTCGAGTTCGAGTTCCTCCTTCCCGAACCGTATGAGTCGCCGGGCTGCCTCCCCGAGCTTCTCCCTCAGGTCAAGCGACTGGCGGATCGGGTTCTTCTCCAGCTGCCAGACCTGGCCAGGGAAGATGTGATCCCCCTCGTTCAGGTCGCCGCCGAAGATCAGCGCCATCTCCGTGAAGCTCGTGGAGGTAGCGCGATCCTTCAGATATGAACAGACCTTGGCCAGGTAGCGCTCGAGCCGCTCGTCAAAGATCGCCTCTGAGAAGCCGCCCTTGCCGAACGGGGTGTCCTGCGGGCGAACGTGCTGGCCGTACTGCACGTCGAAGATCGGGAGCACGACGGAGCGTTCTGGCTTGGAGAAGTGTGAGGCGGTGCGGGTGCGAGTGAATGTTGGCCGACTCACGGGCCGGCGCGCGGCGACGATCATCTCGTCGAGCCTGTCCTGATGGGTGCCGAGCGCCTCGCCCAGGACTTTCACCTCTTTGTTCAGCGCGCGGATCGCAGCCTTGGCCGAGGCGCCTCGCATGTCAGGCGCCTCGACGTAACCGAACGCCTCCGACAGCTCAGGGCTGCCCTGGATCCACCCCCTGAGGGTGCTCTCTGGCATGTCGAGCGCCGCAGCGGTCTGCCGGATCGACTCCCGTTTCGCTGCGATGATCACGGCATCTGCAATGCGGTCCATGTGACTCCCTTGTCAAGAACGACGAAAAGCCCTCGCCCTTCAACCGGTGTGACCGAGTGAGGGCGAGGGCTTCGAGATGTGATCCACACCTACAACGCTAGGGCGGGCCTAGGTAACCAGTAGGTGATCGACTGCGTCGCCCTGCTGCCGCCATACGGTGCAGGGGTGGTGCCACCTGCCGCCGCCGTACTTGGGCGGGAGCAGGCAGCTGTGTGCCCTCTCGAGCGACCTCAGCACTTCGCGCTTGGCGATGAGGGAGGAGCGAGAGGGACCGTGAACCACGGGGTGAACGACAGGCTCCGGTGTCAGGAACAGCCGAACCTCGGCTTCGCGCCGTGTCTTGAGGCCAGGCAGTACCACGCCACCGGCATGGTCGTACTGGAGCATCACCCGCGTCGCTGCGTAGAACTGTCGGGTGCGAAGGAAGTAGCCGACAGCGGTGCCCTCGTAGATGCCGGCGCCGAGGTTCCAGCTGAACGAGCAGAGAGCATCGCGCTCATTCTGCGTCAGCGGAACCCCCAGGGCATTGATGCCCCATTCGTACCGGGTCTCCACGAGATACTGCAGGTTCGCTTCCGCCTGTGCATGGCTGATGCACCGCGAGTAGCGAGTGACGCCTTCGGTCTGCCCGAAGCCGATCGTCCACACCCGACCGTATTCGTCGTAGTAGGGACAGTACTCAGGCTGATCGCTGTTCTCAAAGTACTCGATGAGATGCAGACCGGCGGCGTCGATGTGCTGGCTGGTCACCTCCGTGAGATGCGGAGGGGCAGCCGGTTTCGGGGGAGAGGGGTTCAGCGGCCCGGTCGGACTGACCGAGCTTTCCGGCGGGGCGACGATGCTGTGGAAGCTCGTCGCGGGCGAGCCGCATCCTGCCAGTGCCACGGTCGCCGTGAGAGTCAGGAGTAGGCGCTTGATCATGATTCCTGTGTCACCTCGGTGATTCCAGCGTTGAGGGGGATGATGTTCCGAGCTGGCTCAGTGGTCGCCACGGTCGCGGTGACCGCCGGCACGATCACGCGGATCGGCTCAGGCACCGGGGCTTTCGGGGCGTGCCATTCACCACCGAGGTGAGGGTCTTTGATTTCGGTCATGAGGACTGGGTTGCCTCCGTGAGGTTGCCGACGGTCGCGACGACCGGCACCGGCACCTGGGTTGAGATGGCGGCGTTAGTCACCGTCGCGGCGACGAGGTCTTCCGGCTGCGCCACTGCGTCCGGCTGCACTTCACTCACGTCGGGGACCACGAGGTTCGCGTCCGACCGGATGTGACTGATGGCCCGGTTGATGCTGGCCAGCTTGATCTCGGCTGCCGAGCGGCCATGGATAGCCTCGGTGAGCTGGGCTGTCAGGTGAGCGATCTCCGATTCCGCATCCTCGAGCAGCTCGCTTTCATCGGGCAGGTGGATCCCCGCCGACGCGGCATGCGCCTCGATCGCCCGGTAGGCGGTGTCCGCCTCGGACTCGAGCCGATCAATCTGCTGGCTGCCATGTAGCCACTTCAGGGCGGCAGCAGAGGCCGAGGTCGCGGCCGTAATCTCCAGCGCCACGACTTCAGCAGGTTCCAGCACCGGCAGGCCGGGGAAGTGCTTGGACAGGTAGCCGGTGGCCAGCGCGGCGCCGGCCGCAAAGACAGGCGTGAACAGGGCCACGATGCGATTCAGGGACATGGGACTCCTCTAGTCGTCGGTGAGTACGTCAGCTTCGCCTTCCTCACGGAGCAGGCGTTCCAGCGTGGCCCTCGGGAGCCAGGTGACAACGGGTGCGTCTTCGCCCCAGTTGTTGGACAGGGGCAGCGCCTCGGCGTCGGGTCGGCCGAGCGCGGCGCAGACTTCGTCGATGTCCACGGTCCAGCGGTACGTCTTGATGCCAAGGTCGGTCTCGACAGGGCCGTCGGCCGCGACAGACTGACTGGCCACGGCTCCCGACTGGAGACGCATGCCGATGGTCTGCATGGCCTTGAGCACCGAGCGGGAGGTCGACCCTTCCCCGGTGTTGTCTTCGAGCCGGCGCGCTTCGTTGTACAGCCAGAAGGCGTCGTAGAGCTTCCCGTCGAGGAGGGATTTCGCTTTTGCGTGACCGAATCCCTCGCACGCCCCGACTTCGGCCTGGTTGTAGAAACGCCAGAAGAGGGGGTTGAGGATTTTGATCGCCCCCATGGGGAGCAGGCAGGTGCAGTGACCGCCGCGAACGGTGCCGAGGGATTCACCCTTGGCCACGTCGGGGAAGTGGTAGCTGCCATCGATCAGTTTCGGTTCGTCGAAGCTGGTGTACCAGTTGGTGGCGATCGTGACTGGGGAGTTCGTCGGGGCGAGCGAGGCGCCGCTGAGCGGGTACTTGATCATGTGCTCGAGGTCCGGCGGGCGGGTCATGCCTAGTGCGCGTGTCATTGGGCCTCCGTTAGTGCGTGTGCAGGACGTAGACGACGAGGTAGCCGAGCGCCGCCGAGGCCGAGCACGCCGTCCAAATCTTGGCGAGGAACGAGCCGGCGCCTTCGCTGCGGGCCGAGGCGTTCTCGAGAGCGGCGAGGCGCTTCTCGGTGGCGATGCGTGTCGACTCGCGGGCCTCGTCCAGCCTGAGGATGTCGGCGCGGTCGGCCTTGCCCTCGAGCTTCCCTGAGAACGAGGAGAGTGCGGCGTCGAGCTTCTGCTCGAGGCGTCCGAGGGTCTCGGAGAGGAGCGCCCATACTTGCGGTTCGGTCATCGTGCTCCTTGACAGAGGCCACGAATGACCCTAGGTTGATGGATATGAGAAAGCTGCTGCCCGTCGCTGCTGTGCTCCTGATCCTTGGGGTCTGCTCCGACGCCCTGGCCGGCGTGCCGCCGGCAGTGCGCGTGGAGATGTCACGGGCGCTGAAGTACTCACACGGCGCGCCCTGTCCGGTGCATCTGACGGTTGGCCCAGAGACGCAGGCGATCCGAGCGATCGAGGAAAGCTACGGCCAGACGGTTGCCCCGATGTCATGGGCGACCCCGGCGACATGCTCGATCACGCTCAACAGCACATACTGGAACGCGACCACCGAGGCGGTGCGTGGCGAGCTGCTGTGCGTGGCTCTCGTCCATGAGATCGGGAACCTGCGAGGCATCCCCGAGACCGATGAACTAACGCCCACCCGGAACGTACGTGATTACTGGCTGGAAGAGATAATTCCGCCGCGCGCCTGTCGCTAGAGTTCGATCCACCTGAGTTCAGCGACCCCCGTGTTGCCCGTTTCTTTCGGATACGACACGGTTGCACCCGGCGGCACGTAGAAGCCGAGCGACCCTGGGATCATCCTGACTTCACCTTCGAGGTCGAAGATGAACGATGTCACGCATCCGACGAAAACGCCGCCGACTTCCACGTCGATCGTCGTGCTGAGTTTGTTGGTTTTGAGGATCAACACCGCGTAGCACGGGCGCGCAGTGCTGGGCGTCACGCTGCCCCCGGCTCCGTAGGCCATGCCTTTTGAATGGGTGTATCCCTGTTCAGCCAGGCCGCTTTCGTTCGGGTCGACCCACGTCGTGCCGTTGTCAACCCAGAGCACGCCGTTGTTGGCGGGCGTGGCGTCACCCTGCACGAGGTACATGCGCCCGCTGAGCGCGGCGGCGGGGCGCGCGGCGAGCGTGCCCTGGTGGTATTCCACGTCGTTGTCGAGCTGATTGGCCAGGGCTTCCGACCACGCTGCGATCGTCGGCGCGTCCGTCGTTTTGAAGAAGTCGAGCAGCCTGCGGGCGGTGCGTCCTGATGCAGCCATGTCGGCCTCCTAGAGGGCGGGTTCGAGTTCCATGCTGGACACCGTCGAGTGGGCGGCTTCCAGCAGCGCGAGCGTGGGGTGAGCCGCTTCCAGCACGGCCAAGGTGCCGCCCGTCAGGACGGCGTATTCGAGAACATCCCACGCGGCCATCATTGATTCGATGGCTTCCTGTGTGGCGGCGGGGTTCGGCGTTTCAGCCGTGTTCGTCGCCGCCTTGATCAGGAACGCCGAGCCGCCATAGCGCGGGTAGAAGTAGATCGTTTTCGCTCCGGTTAGCGTCGCCTGTGCGGCGAGCACCATGGCCGACACCTTCCCGCGCGTGTACCCCAGCGGCGCGTCGATCCACTGGCGCGACACCGCGACGCTGGGCGACTGTGTGAGCGTCAGCCCGACGAACTGGGCGAGCCACGGTAGCCACGCCGCCGGGATGTTCATCGGTTCCCCGAGCACCGCATACAGCGGTTTGCCTGGGGTCATGACCACAGTGACGGTCTGGTCGAACATGGTGGCGAGGGCAGCACACAGGTGCGCCCCCGCCCATCCGTACTGCGAGTCTTCCCCGAAGAACGTCGGCGCCAGCTGGGCGTAGAGACGTTCCCCGGTCGGCGTCAGCGCCGGCCCGGCGTAGGAGGAAGTCATGTGCCCTCCCTAGCCCAGGTTGATGGTGACGGCGATCGTGCCGAGTTTCGGCAGCGCGACCACTCCGGGAAGCACCACGTTTTCAGTGCCGCCGTCGAACGTCAGCGACGCAACGTAGTGAGTGCCAACGATCTGCAGGATGGCGTGCTCGCAGTTCACGATGCGCGCCACCGGGTCGTTGTTCCATTCCTTACTCTGCCCGGTGGGAGGACGGCCCCAGTTTTCCGGGTTGAAGTACGCGGCGATGGCGGCTTCGACCGAGACTTTGATCGTTTCAATGTTCTGGCCAGGCCAGGCGTAGACGGTGGCCGCGACATTCACGGCGGTGACTGTCGGAGCAAGTACCTTGGCGACCACGCCCGAGAGCGTCTGTTCCTCGAGTTCGGTTTCGAGGAGCGCCATTTCGGGGGCGGTGAGCACCGTGCCCGTCGGAGAGCCGACGTAGGAGGCCACGTAGCCGGCGCTTTTCAGCAGGCCCGTGAAGGTGCAGGTGGCGGTTTCAGCTTTCGTGGGCAGGATGCTGATGCCCACGACGCCGCTACCCACCGAGGTCACGACGGTACCGGCGGCAAGGTTCCCCCCGGAGACGGCACTGCCGACGACCAGCTGTTCGGTGATGGCAGTTGTCAGCCCGGTGATTTCCTTTACGGTCGTCGCGGTGGTGCCGGCGTGCGTGGTTGTCGCCGTCGGGTTGAAACCCCGCAGGGTCGTCGCGCGCCCCACGTTCGAGTGGGCAGTGAGCAGGACGTTGAAGTCGGCGGGGACGATCGGCGCCGGGGTAAGGGTTTTGCCCTCTTCGACCAGGCGGTTCAGGTAGGCGTTGTCGCTCTCGGCTTCCGCGCCGCCGTTGGTGGGGGAGGCCATGGTCACGGCAGAGACGAAGGCCAGCGGCGGCGTTGTGGCCACTTCGACTGCGGCGCCCGACAGGTTGTCAGCACCAGGGCCAACGATGCAGGCACGCATCGGCACCCCGACCACGCTTGTGTTCCCTACGAGGATGATCGCCGCTTCGGTGGCTTCAAAGCCCCACCTGTTACCAAGCCCGTCTAGCCAGATGGCTGTCGTGCCGGCTGGGATCGTGTGCCCGAGGGCGTCGGTCGCAGTGAACGTCGCAACCCCGGTGGAGTAAGCGGCTTCACGGGGCGGCAGGTTGACGACGTTGGCGCCGAAGAAGCGAAAGAAGTTCGTCGCGCCGTCGCCGGCTGCCTGTGCCACCTGGGCTGCGATCTGTGACACTGCCCCGCCGATGCGTGCGTCGAGCTGCCCAGGCGACGGAGTCCAGCCAGGGAACGCGGCTTCCATGTATTCGTTGTACTGAATCAGAAGTGCCGAGGGGTTAGCTTCAACCGGCGGCTGGAGGTATTCGGGCATCAGTGAGTAGCGCCGATCTGGACGTTGGCGTTGACGATCGCTTCATCGAGCAGTGACGGGCTGGTGGTCACGAGCGCGGAAGCGCGCGGCTCCCAGCGGCTGATGGGGCCGAGGATGGCGCTGGGAGCGAGCGGCTCCTGGCCGAAGGTGATGTCGGGCAGGCCGAAGCCGGGCAGGTCGAGGAACTGTCCCGGCTCCGTGATGCAGACAGCGAACACGCATGCCGCCACGTCGGCGTCGGAGTCCTGTTCGTTGATGCCGGCGACCCCGGCGTGGTAGCGCAGCGGGAGAGCGAAGTGCGGGATCACTGTCATGCGGAGTCCCTTCGAGTTAGCGCGCCATGAAGACGAGATGTCCTTCGACTTTGGTCTGCGCCTGCAGGGTGTGAAAAGTAATGCTGATCGTCGTGGCGGTGGCTTCCCAGCGCCACCCCAGGCACGCCGAGTAGAAGCCGTCCTGCAGTCCACCCCACACCGCAACCGGAGTGGTGGGCATCCCGTGCGCGACTTCGACCTTCTTCTCTTCACCGGCCAGCGGGAGGTTGGTGGAGAACGCGGTGAACGGACCATAGGACACGGGCCACGCGCCCTGAACGACCCACGGAATCTTCTGCTCGTCGAAAAGCACGAGGCAGGTTTCACCGATGGAGCACGGCGTGTCCGGCTGTATGTGGGCCAGCATGGTGGCCGAGAGGTTGAACGCACCGATGGAGACCTGCACCAGGCCGGCGGTGATCCCGCTGCGGATGACAGCGGTGTACGGCTGCCCCTGGGCCATCCCGTCGCCCGCAGCGGCGACGGAAGGCCCACGAGAGCGGTCGAACGACTGGCGCTGAGTGAAGCGGTCCATGGTGCTCCTCTCAGGTGCCGGGCCAGTGCCGGGGGGTGAACCCAGCCGTGCCCTCTGGCGGTGGCCACACGGACTGCAGTCGGAAGCCGACATCGCCAGGGCTGACGGTGTCGCCACGAGCGTGAGCGTGGCCAGGGATTTTGAACTCGATATAGACGTGTTCAGCGTTCGCCCAGACCGTCATCTCTTTCCCTTCACCGGCATCGCCCCATGACTCGAAAGCCGTTGAGGTCTGGCCGGTGGTGCCGGGATACATGCCGGCTTCGTGCAGTACCCAGGACGTGGAGCCAGAGCAGTCCAGACCTTCGCCGCCCTTTTTGACGAGAGCGAGCGCGCCCGGCTTATGCCCGCCGCCCCACAGGTAGGGGAGCTGCATTTCGCTGAGGGAGTTCGCGGCGTAGAACGCGGCGAGAGCTGTGCCCGGTTCGGCGCCGCGCGCTGCGGAGCCTTCGAGTTCGCCCACGCCAACGGCGCCCGAGCCAGAGGCAGGTTCCGGGCGGGCCGGGAGCGGCTTCTGGAGCGTGACCTTGATGGCGTCGGAGTGATCGTCAAGATCCATGGCGATCGTCGTGACGACCCACTTGCCGTTCGCCGGCCCGACTCGAGCCACGTCGACGGCGTTGCCCGAGATGGCGGTGAAAGGCACGGCGCGTCCCTCGACAACGACCTCGGCGGTACCGTCACGGGCGCCCAGTTCGATGTCGGGGTTGACCCAGTCGACGCCGGCTTCACCTTTCTGAACGTGCATCGAGGACTGCTGTGCCATCAGGAAGTTGCCCGAGACGTACCAGAGGGTGTTGTCGCGGACGAAGCAGTACCAAGAGACCTCGCTGGCGAGGCGTTGCATGCAGTCCCAGGTCGTCTCTGCGACGCCACGGGAGAAGGCGTAGGGTCCGGGCACCGTGGCGCCGTCGAGACCTTCCGTGGACTCTGTGGACCCGTAGACCCGGACCATGTGTTCGGCTTCTGCCGTCCATGCGCCCGAGCGTTCGTACTCACCGCCCTGGATGACCCCGGCGATTTCCGAGGCGCTCAGGTGGGTGTTGACCCTGGCCAGGTCGATCGCACCAGGGCTGCCCGTGAAGCCAGGACCGGACAGGAACTGGGAGGAGACCGCCGGCACGCTGTACGGGCTGATGTGGTACGCAGCTGCCGTCGTAGCGAGGAGCGACAGCACACCCTCGTCGGTCGGGGTGCCGGGGTTCGGGTTGCTCGCGACGTTCTCTGTGATGATCGCGATGATCAGCGCGACCTGCGCCTTGAAGGGGGCTTTGAGTTCGACCGCGACTTCGAGCGCTTCGCTGAGGATCTGCAGCTGGGTGGCCGACGCCGGCTGCCCCTTGACGGTGATGCCGTCAGTGGGGGAGAGCGCACGCGCCGAGGATGATTTGAGGTCGCCGGCCGTTTCCCCGGAGGTCGGCGTTTCGATCAGCTGCACGATCTTCGCCTCAGGGATGAAGACCGGGATCTTCATGTGCCTGATGCGTTCGGCGGTCTTCGCGAGTTTTTCAATGAACTGCGCGCGTGTGAAGTCGCCACGGTTGACGGTGACGAAGGTGCCGACTTCTTCGCGGAGAATGCACGCGATGCGGTCTTCAAAGCTGAGGGTCAGCTCTGTTTTGTCGACGGTGAACCCGCTTAGCCTGAACCATGTGCCGTCGAGGTTTAGGTCGATCGGCCGTTCGGGAAGGATCCACTCTTCTTCGTCTTCTTCGCCGTACCGCTCGCTCTTGCTCGAGTCGGTGATTTTGCGACCGGTGTAAACCTTGGCGCTGCTCTTGCTCACCAGCTCCTGCTTGAACATCCAGTTGGCGAAGACGGGATCGTTGAGAAGCTCGCCCTTGGGGTCCTCCACCACGATCTTCACCGACGAGGCGCCGGTGATCGTCAGCGTCATGGGGGCGCTGGTGAGGTCCGTGAAGATGTCCCAGTCGAGCTTCTGGTTCGACTCGTCGACGAGTTCCACGTTCGAGAGATCGAACTTCGCATTCGGCCGGCCTTCACGACGTTCAAACTCCGCAACCGTGGCCGCAGCGAGCTTTTCAATTGCGGACGCCTGCGCCATGGTGACCCTCCTACGGCCGGAAGTGCGGGTGAGACTTCCAATACTGCTGTTCGGTCTTGTCAGGCACTTCGACAGACTGGCCGGGTTCGAGCTTTTCGTGTGCGTGGTAGCGATCGTTGAACTGGGCGAGCTTAGTCCCCAGGCCAGCGTCGCCAAGAAGATGGTAAGCCACTGTTTCAAACGTCTCTCCAGACTTCGCGATGTGGACGATTTTGTGAGCTGCCGGCGGCGCTACCCGGAGAATCGTCGCGTCGGTGTTGAAGAGGAGAAAGGTCAGCTTGCCTTCCTGGCGAACCAGGGTGCCTTCCTCGTTGACAATGCGCGCACCCCACATCGGAGGTGCCGATAGCACCCAGGTGTTGGAGGGTTCCTGCGTGAAGTCTGCAAGGATGGTGCCGTAGCCATCGAGGATCAGCTGGGGAGGTTCCTCGGTCTGTGCGCCGTTCACCCAGCCGCCCATTTTCATGATCTGCTGGACGGCTGGATGCTGGTCGACATCGTGCTCGTAGCCGTCGAGCACGAACGGGATCGTGTGGGTGAGCGGTTCCTTCGGACCCTCCCAGACGGTGAGCGCGGGCAGGTACGGACGGGCCACGACCTTGTACACGCCCGTGCCGCCCTTGGTCTCGATCGTGCCCCCGCCGTAGCGACAGCGGACCTTCAGCTGTTCGCTATGCGCGGAACTCGAGCGGAACTCGAAGAACGCAAAGTCAGTCATCAACTACCTCAGGTTCTGTTCGCGACGCTCGATCTGGTGGAGAGGATGCACGATGCCGAGGGCGACCTGCTTGCCGTCGAGATCCACTTTCGTGTGAAGAATCAGTTCGATCTGACGGCCATAGACGCCGTTGATGTGTGGTTCGGCGTGGGCGCCCTCTTCGTTGAACCGCTTGACGACCTTTTCTTCATTGGCTTTCTGGTGCTTTTCCCCTGGCTGGTTGCCGCCGAGCAGATTTTCGGGACGGTCACCCTGAGGAAGCAGTTTGTCCAGGGCTTTCCAGGCTGCGACCAGGGCGAGGATCGGGGCGGTAAACGCCACGACGCTCGCCAGGCCGGCGGTGACAGCAGCGAAGCTCACGCCCTCGAGCGCGGCGGCTAGACCCCACGCGGCGCCATCGAGGGTCTCTAGGATGGTGGGGACGAACCTGACCAGCCAGATGAACTTCTCGATCGGCCAGATGACCATCATGAACACGCGGGCGAGACCGGCCACGACGAAGGCGACCGGGGCGAGCGCGGCGGTGAACACCACGAGAACGCCGAGGCCATCCTTGATGGGCTTGGGCAGTTCGCTGAATGTGCCAGCGACTTCCTGAACGAAACCGGCGAGGTCTTTCAGCCCTTTGATCACGGGAGGCCCGAAGAACTTGCCGAGTTCGTTGAGGGCTTCATGCGTCTGAGACTTGAGCTGTTTCATGTCAAACGAAAGGGCCTTCGACGCTTCACCGAAGTGCTTGTCGAGCGTCTTGCCGCCCGACACGCCGTCCAGGCGAGTTTCGATTTCCTGCTGCGCTTTCATCTGGTTGAAAGCCTGGAACAGGGTGCCGGCCGAGCGGGAGCCGCCGAACATTTCGGAAACATCTTTCTGCCATTCGTCCTGGCCCAGGCGACCGCGTGCGGCGGCGAGCTGGCTGAGGAGCTTGTGCATGCCGCCGGTTTCGCGAAGCTCGTCGGCTGCCTCGAACTCGGTCAGGCCGAGCTTCGTCGCCGCGCTCTTGGCCTCGCCTTTCAAGCCGATGGCTTTGAGGAGCATCGTCGAGAGGGTGTTGGAGAACTTGATGCCGCCGCCTTCGCCCATCGTCGCCGTGGCGGCAGCCACTGTGGCGAGGATCTCGCGCTCAGGCAGGCCCAGCGCGACAGAGGTCGCCCAGAGCTTTCCCGAGAAAGTCTCGGTGAGGTCGGGGAGGTGCATTTTGCCGGCGCCGACGGTTTCGTCGAGCAGCGCCATCTCTTCCTTGAAGCCATGCACGTCCTTGAAGCCGAGCTTGAAGCCCGAGGTGACCGCGTTCGTCGCGTTCAGGAGTGTGTCATGGCCAACCGCAGCGCCCTCGGCTGCGGCCTTCAGCCCTTCGTAGTCCTGCTTGGTGTTGTGCAGGACGGACTGGAGCGGGTAGTACGCTTCGACCACTTCTTTCGGGTCGACGCCGTACTTACTCATGCCTTTCGCGTCCTTTTCAAGCTGGACCCGTTCGGAGGCGTACTTGAGGTGCGCCTGGGTCTGCAGCTGGATGTAGTCAGCTTCGACTGCGGCGTGTTCCTTCACGGACTCGTAGATCAGTGCGGCGGCGCCAGCGCTCACAACGGCCGTCTGCCGGCCGAACTGCAGGGCAGACTTGGAGATGTTGGCGAGCTTGCCGTTCACCGTATCGAGCGCGGCGCTCGAGCGGCCCAGGAAGCCCGTCAGGCCACCCTCAGTGCCGGCGGCGTCGACCTCCTCCACGGCGTCGCGAACCGCACGGACACTGTCCGCGTTCTTCGCCATTTCCTCCTGAAAAGCCTTCGAGTCCAGCAACAGCATGCGGACTGCGACCTCGGATGCCTCAATGCCGGCCATGGCGTGTCTCCTAGCCCCCGAAGGCTTCTCCGAGCCGCGCGATTATCGCGGTGGCCAGGTGGTCGTGTTCTTCATGCCTGAGGCGCGTAGCCTCTTTGATCACGGCTTCGGCCGCGAGCCACTTCTCAGAGTGCCGATCGAAGTCGAGCATCTCCAAGGCATTGCCCAGGCCGAGTACGGCAGCCTGGGCAATGACCTGCGTGGACTCGCGGCGCCCTAGTTTCCCAGGAACTCCTCGTCCAGCGTCTTCGTGGTGTCCTGCAGCCACGCCACGATGGCGTTGCCGGTGCGGATCATCGCGTAGTCGTTCCTGAACACGGCTTCGGCGCCGGCTCGAGCGGTCGCCGGGGCGGGGAAGCCCAGCGCTTCAGCGAGGCGCGGGTCACCGAACGTGATCGGCTCAGCGGTGGTCGACAGAGGTTTGAGGACGCCGTCCACCTTGATGAGAAACTCCTTGCACGTCGTGACCAGCGTGTCGGCCGACGCGACGATCATCTGCTCTGTCGGCTCTGAGATGTCAGCGAGAGCCTTCGCGCCGGCAGTGAGCTTGGCGAAGGGGATCCACTGACAGCGGAGCACGAGCGCCCCGTGGTAGCCGGGGACGACGAGGTCGAGCGGGTCGGAGCCGGCGCCGAGCTTCAGGCGGTCGGCCTTGATGCCTGCGAGGACAGAGTCCAGCGGAGACGGCTCGACAGCCCCATCGGGGGAGGGTGTCTGAACCGTCGCGGTGTCAGTCGGTGAGTCGATGGGGCTGTCGGACATGTGGCTCCTTGGAGTTGTGCTACGCGGTGGCGACCGGAGTGGTCACCGTGGTTGCGAACATGCAGAGCGCCGCCTTGTCCGACTCAGAGTCGGTGCCCGGCGTCGTGAAGTCATCCAGCTTGCCGGTCTGGATGAGGTTGTTGCCGAGCTTGTGCCCGTTTTCATCCAGCGGTTCCTTCGTGACCGTCACCGACGCGCGACCGCACTGGCTCAGGAGCCAGGGTGCAACCGCGTCGACGGTTGGGTCGTACAGCCGGGTCAGCGTCACCGGGTCCGCTTTGCGCGGAGCGCCGAGCACCTGCTCCGTTTCCAGTCCGTTCGCTGCCCGGTACACCTGGCTCTTGGCCTTCATGCCAATGCCGGACATCTTGTCGCACTGGAGTTTCACTAGTGTTCCGTCACTGCCACGGATTTCGATGTAGCAGTTGTAGAGATCCTCGCGCCTCATCGCGCCTCCTAGACTTCCTGCGTGATCGGCACGCGGTTGAAGTTGTAGTTGACCTGATCGGCACCTTTAGCGCGGCGGGCCGAGACCGTGGCGTTGAGGTTGCCTTCTTCCTCCGTGGCCAGGGTGTTCACTGCAGGCCCGGCTTCCACCGAGAATGCTTCCTGCGGCGTTTTCCCGAACAGGGCACCGATGGTGTACAGCGGGAGCAGCATGCCGGCGAGGGCGCTGCCATAGGCCGAGCTGTCGTTCCCCTGCCCATCCTCCTGCGAGAACATGTACTGCTCCTCGATGGCGAGGGCTTTCCATGTGATCGCCATGTCCAGCCGAACGTTGTTGAACTGCAGGTACAGCGGGTCGGTCGTGGGGTTCACGGCGGTGCGGCAGCCGTAGATCCTGACCTGGCCGTTGACAACCTTGCAGACGTTGACGCCCGCGAGGTACAGTTCTTCCAGTTCCGATTCGGTGAAGACCTGTTCTTTACCAAGCGAGCTGGGAAGGATCGCCTGTTTGCCGGCGACGGGGAGGTTCGGGTTGCCGAGCGAGTCGATCACAGCCGCTTTGGCTGCGAAGTAGGCGCTCAGCGGAACCGCCCTCGGCGCGATGGTGCCAGGCAGCGGAGGAGCCTGCTGCCAGTCCCCGAGCAGAATGCCGGGGCGGTTGACTGCGGTGAGCGCGCGGAACACGGCAGCCGCAGTCAGTAGCGTCGCCTTCCCGGCGTTCGCCAAGTCAGCGACGGCGAGCCGTTTCTGCAGCGCCGCGTACTTGTACAGCGCTTCGATGACGCTCGAGGTGGACACGCCGGGAGCCGACAGGTGGCCAGGGCCGTATTCCTGCAGGAGCTTCGCGAACGCCGCTTCGTACACAGCGGTCGTGATGCCGGCGGTTTCGTCGGTACCTCCCGTCAGGGCGAACGGGCCACCGACGTTCGGGCTTTTCGTTCCGGTCACCGCAACCGTGACGTAGGCAGACAGCTTGCCCCACGCTGCGAGTTCCGCGAGGCTCGAGAGCGCCGGGGAGACTTCGAGCGTTTCCGTTGCGTTCTTGACGGTGATGGTGTACGCCGTTTCCAGCGTGCCCCCAACCGTCAGGGTGAAGGCGTTGCCGTATGTGCCGGCGCCCAGTGCCGACACCGTGGCCGACGCGGCGGCGGTGGAGTCTTTCAGGACGACCGATGCGGTTACCGCAGCGGCGCCAACGACGCGGGTCACGTATGCACGCGCGCCGCCTTCGAGGAAGAACTGTTCGATCGAGTCGGAGAGGGTTGCGGAGAAAGTCCCGCGACCTCCGAAGACCTTCTGGTACTGGGCGAAGTTGGTGATGAGCACAGGAGTCGTCGGACCCTGTGCTGCGGGACCAACCGGGAACCATGTCGCGGTCGAGACCGGAGACGTGTTCGAGGTGGGTGCCGTGGTGTTGGCTGCGTTAGGTCCGGGGCGCATCTGCCGCAGGCTCCTCTGAGTCGGTGTTTACCGGGACGACGGGTTCAACCTGAACCACATCTGGTGCGACGGGGATGAGAAGTCCGTCGTCGACCAGTCGCTGGTCTGCGGCGTCTACTGTCTCGACGGTTTCCCCACTTGCTATGGGGCGACCGCATGCGAGGGACTCGACATGAGACCCGATGTACAGGTAAGGCAAGGTGGCCTCCTAGAGAGGTTTCGGTTCGAGCTTGACTGGCGTTTCCCGAGTGACCTCAGGGAGAGACGGAGGGGCCAGGCCGGTGGTGATGGGTTCAACCGGACCCGACAGGCGGCGCACGATCGCGCGGACTTCCACCTCGAGCTTGATTTCTGCTGTGCCCACGGTGCGCTGCGAGCGGTCTGACACACGGGTGCCATAGTCGGCGCCCGCCCAGGCCGTGGCGGTTGCGAAGTCGCCTAGGGAACCCTTCTGCAGGAGTAGCTCGCGGAGCGCCGTGCCGTAGTACTTGGCCAGCGCATCGGTCGAGACGCGGTCCCTAGCCTCCACGAAGATCCCGACGCGCACCGGGTAGACGCCACGGTATTCGCGGCGCCCGTCCATCTTGGGCTTCGTCACGCCGGGACACATGATGAGCACCGCCGGCAGCGCCTCTTCCGGGTAGTGGTCCCAGTCGGAGGTGATCGTGTAGGACTGCGGGGGCGGCAGCCAGTTGACGGGCTTGGAGATCGCGCGCTCGAGCCGCTGCAGGTAGGTCTGCATCCACAGTTTTAGCGTGGCTTCCACTGCTTCTGGCAGTTGCGTGTCGATGACCAGAGGGCCGAAGACTTCAAGATCAGACGGCACCGCTCACCACCTCTCGGTCCACGAGCTATAGACCTCGTACTTGACAAGCTCCGCTAGCTCGATGGCGTTGGCCGGCGTGAACGCAAGGATGCGCCTCTGCCGGCCTTTCACGTTCTGCACGAAGCGCGCGTACCAGAGCAGCTGACCGTTTTTGCTCTCGACGCCGAAAGTCGCGGACTTTGGCGTGACGCGCCGCAGAGCGCCGGGCGTGCCGGGAGTAACGATCGCGTGGTACAGCAGGTCGGGGATTCGGGTGGCTTTCCCTCGGATGGGCCGGGACTCGTCGCGAAACACCTCGGGATTCTCGAACTGCCCGATCTTGCGTTCGACCGTGCCTTCGGTCAGGGGCAGCCAGGGAGCCTCGGCCATCCGCTCGATCATCTGGCGCTGGATGATCGGCATTGCCTTCACCATGATCGGCTTGCTCTTGATCAGGGCGAGTGCCATGTCTTCCAGCGCTGAGCACGTCTCGTCCGCACCCGTGATGCCCATGTGGACGGAGAAGCGCGTCTTAGGCATTGAACGCGCCGGTCGCGTAGGCGGGGTATTCGGTGGCGACGTGCATCGAGTGCAGGTTCGAGACGGAGTTCGGCTCGAGGCCGCGCGCCGCCATATCCCAGTCCTTCATCGAGTCCTTGAACTCGAGGCGCAGCGACTGGTAGGGGGACATCGCAGTCTCGACCTGCTCCGGGAAGTAGGCCAGCTCGATCATGTACGCAGAGCGCAAGGCGGCGAGCGCCTGGGCCAGGTCGACCAGCGAGTCGGGCACTGGCCCGAGCACGGGGCGCATGAGAGAAACTGCCTGGTTGATGATGACCAGAACCTGCGTGCTCGTTGGCGTGGTTTCGCTTGTAAAGGTTTGGGCTGGGAGGCCGTTCGGAAGGCGGGTGCGCGCCATGATGCGCGCCGCGACCTGTTCGATGGACGGTGCCCAGGCGGGGGAGTCGAGCATCTAGCCTTCTCTCGGTCGCGCTGTGATGCCGAAGTGACGCGGTCCCATCGGGATTCCAATGGGGGGGAGGTCGATGTCACCCAGGTTGTAGACAAACTCGTACCAGATGGGGCGCTGGCCGGTGATGTCGGACGGGCGGTACTTGGTGAAGTGAATGTCGATGCCGTCGGTCTGCAGGGCAGTGACCTTCATCCACTGCTCTACATCCTCACCAACTGGCTGGGGGTGCGTCGGCCGGCGCAGTAGCCGGCCGAGCAACCCCTCAACCAGAATGGGGCGTCCACCGATGTCCGTCTCTGTGGTCGCGTCCATGGTTATCTCCTACAGGCTGGTGAGCACCTGTTCGTAGCGCTGCCCCTCGATGCCCCGTTTCGGAGCCGGGCGGAAGATGGAGTCGCTGTGAAGCAGCCCCACCGTGTGGTTTTCCCTGGGATCCGCCGCCTGGTTCTGCGCGGCCTCGATCGCTTCGACGGCCTCGTAAGCGTCGTCGGCGCTGAGGTCCGCAGGAGCCACGAGAGGCTCAGGCAGGGGGTCGGGCAGGGGGTCGACCTCGACGGGCGCCTCAGGCGTCACGGCGGGGTCGAGCGGTGGTGTGACCGACGCAGCCACCCCCGCGTCAGCGGGGGCAGCCGGGTCGACCATCGACACGTCGTCGGACATGTCTAGTACCAGAGCGGGACGATCGCGCGGGTGCTGTCGTGGACGAGCACGCCGAGGCGGGTCTCGTACAGGACGGCGGTCAGGTTGGCCTGGAAGAGGCTGACCAGTTCTTTCGAGCCGGCGACGAGTTCGACCGACGCCTCGTTGCTCGTCTTCACGACCACGTCCTGACGGATGCGGACGTGGATGTTCGGGCGGTGAGCGATGACGCCGACCGGCCGCTTCACCGTGATCAGCTCCGGGGTGGCTTCCGTGCCGCCGCAGACGGCAGCGGTCAGGACGCCGTTGACCCAGGTACCGATGGTGATGGCCGTCTCTGCGCCATCGACGCCGGTCTTGGTCATGATGACCGCGCCGGCCGGGATCTCGCTTTTCGCGTCCGAGATCGGCTGGCCGATGACCAGCGGCGCCGTGCCGCGAGTCGTGATCGTGATCGTGCCCGAGCCAGACACGGTCGTGCCTTTGAACGTCAGGGCGCTCGAGTTCAGCGACACGAGGTTCGTCGAGTGAGCGCGTGCGAGGCCGTACAGCGGGTCGATCGTCTGACCGGCGTACTGCCCACCGTCGTACAGCGGACGGTTGTTGGCGTCGCGCGCGTCACGCAGCGGCTGCTGGAAGCCGAAGCCGAGCAGCACACCGATGTCGGCGGGATTTCCGTAACCGTTTTCCTCGAGGATCCCGAGAGCCGCCGAGACGCCTTTCTGGATTTCGGTACCCGTGGTACCAGCGAGCGTCACGCCGGGGCCGGCGCTGGGCAGGAACGGCGAGTTGAAAACCGAGCCGCCCGAGATGTTCGAGCCGCCCGACAGGTCGACAGCGTGGGCGTCGATCGCCACGGACAGCGCCTGGCGGACACCTGCGTCAGCGAGGACCGAGAGGTCACCGTTCTGCAGGTCTTCCAGCTGCTCGTCCGTGAACACGATGATGGACGCGAACTTGACGACTTCCAGCGTGGCCTGGCCGAACGCGGCGCCGGTCACACCCTTGGTGCCACCCTCTCCCACCGGGCCGGCGGTCGGGCGACCGAGCCAGATCGGGAAGTTGGTCTTGCGGGCAGAGGTGCTGCGAGCATCACCGGCGAGCTGGATGGCTCCGGTCTCGACGAGGATGCCGTTGACGAGAATCTCTCCCTGCTCAGGCGGCAGGAGGTATCCACCGGATACGTTCGCTGCACCACTGAAGGGAATCTGGTTGGCGGTCATTTCTTCTTTCCACTACGGATTTGAATGGCGGTTGTGAATCCGTCCACGCCGTCGCGGCAATGACCGGGTGAGGGGCGCGGGTGGATCACCACGACGCCAATCCCAAGAGTTGGGTGAAACGAGTAAGCGGGTCGCCCGCCCTGCTGCTAGTCCTGCGGTGCCGGCTCGAGGCCCGCGAACGGGTCACGCGCCTGCGGTGCGGCCATGCGGCCCTGGCCGACGAGCGCCGAGATCAGCGCGTTGTGTGCCAGCTCAGGGTTGGCCTTGACCGGCGGCGGCAGACGAAGGCCACCCTCAGGTGCTACGAGGGGGGCCGGCGTGATCGTGCCGACCTGGGAGGAGAAGGTCTTGACATCCTCCGTCAGCTCCTCGCGCGTCGACCCGTTGAGTCGGCTGGCCAGGTTCAGCGGAAGCCCCGCCTCGGCCGCGACTTCAAAGCGCATCGCGGTCAGCGCAGCCGCCTGTTCACCCGCCTGTGCAAGCGCGAGCTGGTCCGCCAGAGGAAGCGCAGCGGCGCGCTCAGCCTCCAGCTCAGCTTCCAGGCGGCGTCGCTCAGCGTTCGCGAGTCGAGCAGTCTCCCGCTCAGCCGCAATAGCCTTCTGGACAGCGTCAGGGTTACGCGCACCCTCTGGGACCACGATCGGCTCAGGAGCCGGCGCGGCAGGTACGGCGGGGGCAGCAGGTGCAGCGGGAGGCACAGCAGCTGCAGGCTCAGCGACGGGGGCAGGCACGCCCCCGTCTGCGGGGGTGAGGCCGAGGCCATCGAGGATCGTCGGGGCGGGGGCGTCAGGCATCGCGCTTGATCTCCTTCGTGGGTCACCGTGGACCCCTAGTTAGTGATACGAGTGACTCGAGTGGCCTGCGTAGCTGCCTGCTCAGCCTGGAGGTTTCCCTCAGGGCCAACCGGCGGCGGCTTTTCACCTTCGGCCAGGGGCGGCGGGACGGCGAACTCCGAGGAGTTTTCGTCCATGCCCATGTCCTTCTTCATCTTGTGCCAGCGTGCAACCTGGCGTGGTGTGGCACCAAGCTCGTCTTCCCAGATCGCCTGCTGCGGCACACCCAGGGTTGTGAGCTTGACGGCACCGTCGATACGCTGAGAGCGAATACGCTGCTCAGAGTCGCCCCAGAGAGTCTCAATGACCTCTTTGGCCTTTGCCTCGTTGCCGGCGGCGCGGAAGCAGAGTTTGATCGTCTCGGCCCAGGTGGGGTCAAAGTCATCCTTCTTCGAGTTGACCTTTGCCACCAGGCCCGTCTCGGTCGCGGTGAGTGAGTCACCGGAGGGAAACGCGCCGGACTGGCCGAGCAGGTAATGGGGAGGAGTGCGTGTCAGCGCCGCGATGTGCTGGATGTACATCTCGATCGCGTGGACGTAGTTCTTCAGGTCGCTCGCCTCGAACTGCCCGAACTTGGTGTCCTGATGCTCAGACGCCCAGATGCGCGCGGCGCCGGCCAGGAAGTCCCCTCGAGCGATCGGCAGGCCGGTCTGGGGATCCTTCGGCACGTCGACGCCCGTCGCCCAACGCTGAGCGAAGGCGGCGAACTCGGAGGCGACCAGCATGTCCGCGACGGTCTTGTTGACCGCGTCCTGCACCGGGATGACCACGGAGAGGTCTGATGTGCCGCCGCGCTTCAGCGTGGGGTTGTTCATCAGCGGGATAAGCGGGACGACTTTCAGCCCGTTCGGAACCACGAACGGCACGCCCACACGTTCGACCCACTCGATGCCCTGGCCGACTTTCGACGACGGAGACACCTCGTAGTCCGTGGTGCGAACCAGCCCGCTGTTCGCGAGACCGCTGCTCGCTTCAGGCTTGTTGGACTCTTCGGCCTCGAAGCGGTAGATGGCGTCCGGCATGTAGACGGTCGCATAGACCTTGCCGGTGTTGTGGTCGACCCACTCTTTGAGGCCGGCGAGGCGGTGCCGGCGGTTCGTCGGGTCGTGCAGCACAATCGCCTGAGAGGGGTGCTCGATCGTGACCAGGGGACTCTCAGTTTCAAACGCCTTGTTTTCACCGTCGGTGAGCAGGTAGGCATGACCGAGCTTGACGGCCTCGGTGTGTGCCATGCGGTTGTCGGCGTTCAGGCAGTTGTCGTTCCAGAACCGCATCGCGTCGAGATCGGCTTCGTCGGCCTCTTCGCCAACGCGAAAGCCGTTGATGCTCAGGCGCTCGACGCTGGCACTCACGACCAGCTCGCACCAGTTGTCAGCGAACTCGTGGAACAGGTTCCCGAAGACCGAGCGGAATCGGGCCGTCGCAAAGGCGAGACGGTGAAAGCCCTCGTAGTACTGCTCCCACAGAGTGATCTCCGGGGTGCGGGCTTTCAGCCTGGCGTCTAGGAGAATCAGGTACCGCTTCGCTTCCGCAGGCGTGGACGCCATATGATTCTCCTAGGTGAGTGAAGGGTTGCCCCAGCCGTCGCTGGGGTCCGGCGCCGATATGGGCGCCAACCACCCGACCCCAAAGGGGTTCTCATGGGTGGTCTGCATGGCCGGGCGCGCGCTCGACCGCCCCATGGGCGTATCGCCGGCCAGCAGTGTTAGGAGATCGACACGGGCGCGCGAGACCGGACGTTGATGGTCTCGCCAGCCGCCACCGCGTCCCGGTACGCCTCATAGGAGAGGCAGCCGGCCATCGCGATGTCGATCTTCAAGGGTGAGTCAGGGCGCTCCTTGCGGATGGTGAAGAGATTCACGCCATCTTCATCAAGGATCGGAATCGCGTGCTTCCTGGCGTTGGCCAGGTGCGTGCGGAACTCCGGGTCGCCGTCGTAGTGCCAGACACCCTCGTTCATGGCGGCGATATACGCCTTGAGCGAAAGTGCCATCTTCTTGTGGGTGTTGGTCGCCCACTCGAAGACTCGCGGCTTGCCCCGATACATGAACCGAGCCACCCAGTCAGCGACATGGGTGTCCCAGAAGTACGGGTCCGCGTAGAGACGCCACACGTCCCAGTAGCCGAAGGCGAACGCCACGGCGGCGTCGACCTCTGCCTGGGGAACGTGCCAGCCCGCCTCGGTGCCTGGGTTCTTCCAGACCGCGAAGAGGAACTGGGTGCCGCTGGCTAGGTCGGTTCCTACCAGGGCGGTCGTGTCTCGAGTCTGTGCGCCGTCGAAGCCGAAGACGACGCGGTTGCCCTTGGGAGGGCGCCACAGCTCGCCGTCGCGACCCGGCATGATCAGCCGGTCGACGTTGTTGATTGGGAAAGCCTGCAGCGACTGCTGCACCGGCCGGTTCAGCCACACACGCTCCCAGTAGGCGGGATCCGTCTGCGGGTCGAGACCAAGCTCGACGATCGCGTCGATGTCAGTCCAGATCGACGCTGGTCCCGACGCATCGATAACGGCTGCACGCATCCCTGCTGGGATGGGTTCGCCCTTCTCGGTGCGTAGGACATGCTCGTCGCCGGCCTGACGGTGATAGAAGAACAGGCGCGAATCTTCGACCTTGCCTTCGCTCACCAGAGTGGCGTATTCCATCGTGCCCTCAGCGACCGATCCCAGGCCCGGCTCGAAGGCCGTCGTGATCTCAAGGCTCCATGCGTCTGCAGCCTTGCGCTTGGGGATGTTCGCGAGCATCGTCTGGTGGGATTTGACGAGTTTCTCGGTCACCATGCGGTGCGTCTCGTCGAAGACGTTGAGCGAGGTACGCGCTCCATCTCGACCGTCGGGGGAGCTGGCCAGTGCTACGGCCTTACCGGCTGCGCGACCGCTCGAGTCGAGGACAATGATCCGCTCGAGGCCGATGTCAAAGTCGCCGGCCAGCGGACCCTCTTCCAGCATCGCTTTCAGCGCACCGAAGGCAAGCTCCTCGCTCTGCTCCTCGGTGTAGGCAACCATCGGGATGTACGGGTCTTTCACTCCGATGCCGTACGGCTCGCCGGCCGAGTAGACGTAGGGGCGAAGCTCGCCGTTCTTATCTACGTACTCCCATGTGGAAAGCTCGCCCTCCTCAGCCCAGTGATCGAAGCGGACAGGGGCTTCGGGATGAAGCTCTGCGGCGGCAATGGCTGCAGCGAACTCGGTCTTAGCCCATCCCTTTCGCACTGAGAGACCGACACGCTTGAAGCGTCGGCGCCCCTCGGTGGACTGCCCCTCAGGAGTCCGGCTGCCAGCCGGCTGAAGTCGATATGCATTCTTGAGGACCGCGCCCTTCTCGATGTCGAGCTGGTAGCGCTGGCCACGGATGTCGCCAGGGCCATGCACGAGGTAGCGCTCCATCCACAGGCGCACCTGCCATCCGAGCGTCGGGCCGGGGGTGGCTTCGGCGCCGGGGATCGCGAAGACCCCCATCAGACGAAGAGAGCTTCCTCAGGCTCCTCGTCTTCCTCGGAGGATGAGCCGAGCGCGTCGAACCTGGGTCCGCTCACGCTGCCCTGGGCGCCGCCTTGGATGCGGGTGATCGTCTCGGCGGTCTGGGCGACCGTCAACTGCAGGCTGCGCCGGCCCATCATGGTGAGGCCCATCTGCTTCATCAGGCGGGTGTTCTCGGCGGTGATCATCGCCAGCCCGCCGGTCTTGCCGCGTTCAGCGGCCTCCCACAGCGCCTGCTGCAGGAGCATGAGCTGACGGAGCACCGCGTGTTCGCCGCGCACCCACTGGTCGGACATCGGGGAGGTGTAGGCTTCCTCCCAGAAGTGCAGCGCCTCGGGGTGCCAGTCCTTCTTCACGCGCCGCTCGACTGTGTTGCCGTCGGCGTCCTTCTCTTTCACGATCTCCCAGTTTTCGGGAGGCTCCGGTACCACGTATTCATCCGGGTTGCGGATGACAAGCTCCGTCGCGGTGCTTGACTTGTTCTTGCGCGCACGTACCGACTCGTGCTTCGGGTAGGGGGGCATCGCGCCGCTCCTAGAGTTGTTCCACCGTGAGAGTGAAGGGAATGCGTGCAGGCACCTGAATGCTGCCGAAGAGAGGCGCCGGGGTAGTCAGCGCCGTGAACACAGTCGATCGCAGCACGACCACGTCGGCCTGAACGGACACGCCGGCCCGCAGTGAAGGCGAGACCGTGCGTGATACCGAGACCGCCACCGTAGTGCCGACGCGCGCCGACACCGTCTGCGTTCGGAGCGCCATGACCCTTACGCCGATGCCGGACAGCAAGGTCACAACCCGACTGCGGCTAGCCACCGCCGCAGCACTGATGCCGCTACGCAGGCTCACCGCGTAGCTGTAAGAGGCCGTAGCCCTCACCTGCACGCCGGCCACCAGTGACGCCGAGAACGTCCGACTCGCTACCACGGAGGCCCGCACGCCGCTCCGTACCACGGGCGCGAAGCTGCGACTAATGGCGACGTGCGCCGTCGTGCCCGACGCGACCGTCACCGGCCCCGGCACTGTGCGGGAGACCTGTGCGGTCACGCCCACACCGACACTCAGTACTGGCAGGGTTTCGTTCGGTGAAAACGGAGCTTCGCCTTTGATCCACAGGGCGATCAGTTCGTTCACGCGCTTCGTGGAGAACGGTTCCGCCGCGTGCGTCCACAGGCCCGCGAAGCTGTGCCCTTCTGCACCGAGGCCAGATTCGACCACATGCAGCTTGACGTTCTTGCCTTCGCGTTCGAGGCGTTCTACGGTGGGCGTGATCCACTGCGGTTCGATTAGGTCTTTCGCGCACTTGAACATCAGCAGCTTCGGGGCGCCTGGCGTGAGGCGATCCCCGGCGCTCAGTTCGCGCTGCTTCGTGCGGCTCGCCGTCGCGTTCGTCTTACTGGCGTACGAGTGAATTGGCGGCGACCATGCGGGCGTAAAGCCGCTGCCGGTGTAGTTCAGTTCCTGTTCGAGGTATTCCTGGGCATGTTCGATCAGGTTCGGAACACTGCCGCCCGCGTGCTTGACGGTCGGTTCGCTGCTGTTCGGGTATTCGCGGTATGCGCCCGACTCCATGTCTTCCAGCGTGCGCTCGAACTCCAGGCCATACGGCGACAGCATCGCGATGCCGGCGATCGTGCCCGGAGCTTCCGCGTTTACTATCTGCATCGCCCGAAGCGCCAGACCGCAACCTGCGGAGCCGGCGATGACCGTGATGCCAGAGGTCTGGCCGTTGTACGCAGCCGCGTGCGAGGCGACGTACTTGAACCCTTCGACAATGTCTTCGAGCTGCCGCGCCGCGTTCACCGATGGCGGGTCGCGGTAGTTTACGTTGAAGACCGCGAAGCCGTAGCCTTTGGGTGTTGTTTTCGTTCCGGCCGGCGCGAACAGCTGGACGTATTCGCTCGTTTCCTGGCCGTAGCCTTCCATCGAGCGCCACTGGTTGTTGATGTCGCCGCCGCCATGTAGGAAGATGACGGACTTGCTGTTTGCGACACTACCCGTCCACGCCCACAGGTAGCGGACGCCCGTACCCGACTGCAGGGCCGGTTCTTTTTCTTCCAGTTTCCATTTCGCGAGTTCGGCTTCGCCTTCAGCACCACCCGGCCCGTAGTACACGGGCACAGCGGCGCCGGCGATAGCGTTCACTTCGAGCGCGACGCCTGCGTTCAGTACGACGTTCACCCGGTTGTTTTTGACGGGCGCTTCGACGTGCGTGCCGGTCTTGAGGACTACGGCGACGCTGGCTCCCAGCACGGTACCGGATGCGTATGCCTGGAACGCGGCCTTGTTTGCCTTTTCGATCCAGGCCGTGACGTTACTGCCGGTGTATTCGGTGATTTCGCCGGGGGTTTTGTTCGTGTCCGCGCTCAGGAGGCCGGTGGTCTCCAGGTGCACGTTGCCACCGACCGCCAGGATGCACAGGTACACTTCTTCGGTCGGAGACACGATGCCTTCGACCAGTTCGGCCGCACAGACCACGGTGCTCGAGCCGGCGGGCGTGCCGACGTGCGTCGCAGACGCGATGACCGCGCCAGGGTTGCCACCCGACACTTTGCACACGTACATGCGAACCGACGTGGCCGTGTTCGCGGTCGAGCTGGTGACGAACGACAGCGACGTGATTTTCGCTCGCTGAGAGGGGGTGACCTTCTCGCACAGCATTTCGCCTTTACCGATGACGACTGGGGAGACTGTCCCCGGTGCTTCACTGCCGACAGCTAGCGTCATCACGACCTCCTAGGCGACTACGGGGCGACTAGGTTGTTAGCCTTGATGCTCAGGATCGTCACCACCGCCGCAGCGGATTCTTCCAGCTTGGATGGCAGGCAGTAGCCGCCGAGCAGTTCCCCGGCCGTGAGCGCTTCAAAGAACAGCACGTCGGTGATGGAGTTTTCGCCGGTCTGCGCCCCCGTTGTTTCGATCGCGAACGAGGTCGCGTCTTCCGCGAAGCCGTCACCGACCTGCGCCAGCGTGATCGGGATGCGCGCTTTGATCGCGGTACACTCGAGCACGCGCTGCAGGACGCAGCCTTCTGCGCCGAGCGCCGTCCAAGTGAGTTTCGCGCCGCCTTCGTTTTCGGCAAGTTCGATTTCGTTCGTGGTCGCAGTCACCCAGTACAGGCGACCCGTGACCAGGCCGGACGTTTCGTTCGGCAGCGACGTGAACACGATCGTCTGGCCCGTGACCAGGCCATGAGCGGTGAGCACCAGTTTCGACGTGGTGGCTTCTTTGAACGTCTGCGCCGCCTTGCGCTGGCCGAGGCTCGCGTATTTGATCTTTTCCGCCAGCACTTTGTTCTGTGCTTTCTTGATGGTGCCGTTGAAGCCGGCGAGCAGCTGTGTCATGTGGCTCTCCTACGGATTGGTGAAGGTCATGGTGCCGGCGACCGGCGGGGCAACTTCTTCGCTGTTTTCTTCAAAGGTGATGTAGAAGTGCGCCTGGTCCAGCTGGACCCCCCTGGACAGAGCCGGCGGGATCTTCACGGCGCAAGTGCCGGCGGCGGCGTTGACCGTCAGGCCGTTCCCGACCGTGAGCGTAAACAGCCCCACCACGGTCAGCGTGACCGTGACGCCCGTCAGGTTCAGGGCCACCGTCTCCGCTTCGTTCGCGAACCACCGGAACGAGCAGCGATACGTCATGCCACGGATCACTTCGAGCACGGCCGGCGCCGGGGAGACGCCATTCTGGAGCACAGTCATGGAAGCCGCCTAGATGATCGGGTCGAGGAGCGCGAGGCCCGGTTCCACGCTGATCGTCAGCTGGCCAGTCGCAAGCGTGAAGGTGTCGCCGTCGGCAAGCACCGCGCGGAGCACGTAGTCGAAGCAGCCTTCGGCCGCTTCCTTCGTCTGTTCGTGGCTGAGTTCGACCGTCGCCAAGGTCGACGCGGGAGTCGACGGCTGGATGGTCGTCCACGTCACCGGGGAGGCGCCCAGGATGTTCGCCTGGTCGAAGCCCCAGACCAGGGAGATCGAGGCACCTGCCAGGTTGGGCCACTGGGGAGACTGCCAGGTGAGCGCGCGGCCCTCCGCAGCCTTGTAGTCATCGCCAGCCGTGATCTCCTGATGGACGATGATGGGGGCCGGCGCGCTCACGAGCGCATCGAGCGGTAGTCGTGGTCGCTCGCGCAGGCCGGCGGCAGCAGTTCGGCCCGCACGCTCTCGATGATCCGTGCGACCGTCTCCCCGGTCAGCCCGACATCCACCGAAATCGACCTCGGAGGGCTGATTTTGAAGGCGATTCGCCGCAGAACGGCCGCGATTCGGGGTCTCATGGCGGATCCTCTCGAGAACGGCCGAAATCGGCGGATTTGGCGGGATTTGGCTCTAGAATGCGGGTTTTGGGCGGTTCGGGGACGTACCTCAGGAAGCGTACGAACCCTTTTCCACCCGGCGGCAGGCGTCAGTGATGCCAGCATCTTAGGGGTACCCCACCCCTACCCACATCGCACACAACCCCACTTAGATTGCATGTAATGTGAGTCGGGTCGACTCATGATGCGAGGGCACTTAGATTCGGGCAAATCGCACAGCGCTCGCAGTAGATCGTGAGGTGCGCGTGAGAGGCCTCCTGAGCAGCCCTTGAGAGAGGCCGAGGGCAGCGCGTGAGAGAGGCCTGAGGAGCGGCTGCGGGCGCTCCTGAGAGGGCAGCGCTTGACAGGTCTGGTAGTTGCGCGAGCGGGCGCCCGGAGTGCCAAGCGACAGGGCAGCTGCTCAAGGTCTGGGAGAGGGCTGCCGACATGTCCGTGAGCACCTTGGGCCTGCATCGGTCATGCATGCTGCTAAGGTTCCACCTGTAGGACGGAAGGGCGAAGCAATGATCGCCCAGACATCAACGAACTAGGAGACGACATGAGCACCGAGACCTACTCTGAGCGCAGGGCGAGGGAGAATCGCGAAGACCTCGCAGGGCTGGCCGACAGACTCACCGAGCAGGTCTGCAGTGCGCTCGCCTCTCAGGGAATGAGCGAGGCCGACCTGCGGCAGGTCGAATTGACGGTCGCCTCTCAGCTGCAGGAGGGAACGCGTGGTCAGCTGCTCACCTGCACGATCAGCCGCAGCCCGGGGCAGGAGACGAAGACCGCCGAGCGCAATCGCGAGCGGACGGCAGTCTCGACCCGCTACAGGTTCGACATACAGCGCGGCAGCGAGATCGTGGCCAGCGACATGGAAGTCATGATTGCCGAGCCGATTACGCTCGCTCAGGCGCGCGAGAACGTGCTTCTGCACGCGCAGGGAGCAGTGAACGTGCGGCTCGTGGCAGACCCGCTGACGGGCTGCGACCCGGAGTGCGCCTGAGACCGACTGCAAGCGGTCCCTCCTCACTCTGAGCAATCCCAAGGTGGCCAAGTCGGAAGGCCTCGGAGTACTCACGGCGATCATGCATCTGGCGCCCGCCAACATGAGCAGTCGGAACACGTGCCCGCACTCGAGCGAGCAGTGCAGGGCAGCATGTCTGAATACGGCGGGTCGCGGGGGAATTGCGCTCGACTCGGAAGGGTTGAACGCGATTCAGCGGGCGCGCATCGCTCGCACCGAGCGCTTTCACGCTGACCGAGCCACGTTCCTTGCAGACCTCGTGGGGGAGATCGCGAAGCATGAGCGCAGGGCAGCGCGCGCCGGTCTCTCAGCCGCAGTGAGGCTGAATGGCACTTCCGATCTCCCATGGGAGGCCTTCCCAGTCGAGCGAGACGGGCAGGCCTTCCCGAATGTGTTCGCAGCCTTTCCCGAGGTCCGATTCTACGATTACACTAAGTGGCCAGTGCGTCTGCGGAAGGTCGCGGGCATCGCGAATTACTCACTCTGCTTCTCGCTCGCTGAGACTCCTCGGAGTGAGGCGAACGTGCGAGACGCGCTCGCGCAGGGGTTTGGCGCAGCCGTTGTCTTCGCAGTGAAGAAAGGGCAGCCGCTACCGCTCACGTACATGGGCGCGCAGGTAGTCGATGGTGACCTGCATGACCTCCGGTACTTGGACGGGCGAGGCGTCATCGCAGGGCTGCGGGCGAAGGGTAAAGCGCGCGGTATGGGCGCTCACGACGGCTTCGTGAGGCTGCCCGACTGCGCGCCCGAGGAGTCGCTCCTCGCAGCCTGACCAGCCGAGGCCGAGCGGGGCAGCGAGGCTGCAGCCGCCGAGGAGTCGCGCTCCTATCGGCCCATGCAGGGCAGTAACCGCCGAGCGCTTGCTCAGCGGTCAAGCGATCGGAAAGGCGTCCCAGATGTCCGAGCACGTAAGTGGAAAGCGGAGGAACGCGAACCGCGCGATTCGCGCGATCTCAGCCGTCGTCGCAGCGAACACGAGCAGCCGCGAGGAGCAGATACGGGCAGCCCAGAGTGTAGGGATTTCGCGCGAGGAGGCCGTCGCGATTCTGCGATCGACCTTCACGGGATTTGAGGCTCCCGCTGAGAATGGCGAGGCCGACATTACCTGCAAGGTCGGCTCAACCGCCCAGCGCTTGCAGACACTCTGCAGGAAGGCAGTCGGGGGAGACCTCCTCGGCTTCGTGCCGATGGCAGGAGCGCCCGACGGCTGGCAGTCATTCATCGTCGCATGGTCCGCAGGACCGCGAGGCCTGATCCTAAGCGAGTGCGGGTCGCACTGGGCATACCTGAGGCCTGAAGGTGACCAGCTGGAGTCCGGGCACTACTGCGACTCGCCCGCCGAGGCCGTCGCATCGATGCTGAAGAGGTGCGCCTGAGACGGACTCGACCGCTGAGCGTCAAAACCAGCTAGTCAGTGAAGTGATCGAGTGGAGTCACTCCGCTGGACGCGAGATCAGCCAGCTGGGCGAGCTATGCGGCGTCCAGACGTTCGGCACGATCGACGACATCGCTGTAATGACCCGCGCGCAAGCGGCTCTGAACGAGGCTAACGAGCGTCTCGCCACATTGATGCTGGAAGCAGCGCAGGCCGACGACGACGAGGCCGACGACGAGGCCGAGGCCGAGGCCGAGGCGCGCTACTTCCGGCAGTGCGAAGAATCGCGCGAAGGTCCGAGCATGGCTGAGGAAGACCTCGGACGGGGGATTTTCGACGACGACTGAGCGCCTGGCCAGGCGGCTGCAGGAAGCGGCGCGCAGGGACTCACTATCCCATTGGCCAATGTTTCACTCAAACCGCTGAGCGCTTGCCCAGCATGAACTAGGAGACGATTCACCATGAGCACCGAGACCGAGACCTTCCGCCCATGCGACACCTCGCAGACCGTCGCGCAAATCGGGCGCATGAACATGCTCGCCATCAGCGGGGGACGCGTGCAGGTACGTGAGACCGGCGTCACGCTGCCGGTCGGCGCAGGCTACAGCGTGACCGTCGACCTCGACTGGAGCGACACATACGTGGTCCGGCGGGTCTTCAAGCGCGGCGTGAACGTCTGGATCAAGGGCGAGCAGCGCAACGTGTACTGCACCGAGGTGGGCGAGCAGGCCTATAAAGCCTCGAGCTTCCGCAGCTACTCATACCCGGAGGGAGCCTAAGACCGACTCCCAGCTACGCGACCTGATCGAGCGCGAAGAAGACCGGCTCGATGAGTGGGACCGGGAGGAGCGCGAACGCCAGCACAGCAGCCCGTACGCGAGGTCTGAGCGCCTCGTGAGGATGCCGATTATCGGGGAGGTGCCCGAGCACCGGCTGTAAGTCGAATGCAGAGCAGTAACCCTGAAGCGCTTGCCGAGGGGAAATCCGAACTAGGAGAGAATCATGCCGACAGCCGCAGCCCGCACACAACTACTGGCCGACATCATCGTGACCGCTGTCGAGGGTGGCACCGGCTACTGGGCGCAGGTCAGCGAGTACAAGCACGACTGCCCGCCAGCCGAGACGTACGCCGTGCTCCACGAGTGGAACGACGAGACCGACAGCTACGAGGAGAAAGGCAAACGCCTCGACGTTCGGAAGGTGCGCGCGGCCATGGTCGAGATCGCTCGCGGCAGCCATGGGCGCGCGCTGCACGGGGTCGCCTTCCGTGACGAAATCCAAGAGCTATGGAACGACCCCGAGGGCTGCGACTGGGACGCGGACACGGCAGACGGGATCGCCCAGGTGGCGCTCCTCGGCGCGGTGACATACGGCTGAAACCCCAGGACCGGAGCGGAAGTTGCGCTGCGAGGCTCGCCCCTTACCGGTCCAATGCGCTCAAACCTTTGAGCGCTTGCAGTGTATGACCTTCAGACCTGCTAGGGTCCGTCGGACACAAGCGAACTAGGAGACGCAGACATGCCGAACAGCTACAAGATCAACGACGACGCCGACTGCATCACCATCACCCAGTCGGACGAGGTCACCAAGCTCACCGACAGGCAGGTGGCCTATCGTGAAGTGTGCCTGCAGTACTGGATCGAGATCGGTAACACCGACAACAGTTCCGGCGAGGATTCGGCTGAGTACTTCCCCTGGCGCGGGGGCGCGACGGTTCACCCCGCCGGGTGCCCCGTGGGCCGGTACTGCGCGGTCACCTTCAACGACAAGCACGACATTCACTACACCTACCCCGACTTTGACACTCTCGACGAGGCGAAGCGGAAGGCCGAGGAAAACATCACCGACAGCATGTTCCCCGAGCGCCCGATCGCTGTCGTCGACCTCGACACCGGCGAGGTGA